TGTGTTTTGCTGTAGGTGATAGAAGTTCGGTCATATTCTTGGGGCTGTTGCACGGGCATATCACCGCAGGCTTCAGCAACATCAACTGATTCCATCAGTGAAAGCATTTGCTTCATGCTATCTAAGTTATTCATCACACTCTCCGAGCTGATTGATTGATCACATCAGCTTCTTTGTTTTCAGTGCCTTTGCCCATGTTTGTACCTGTGTTCAATGTATTCCAGGTTGAGCGCAGGTCGTCGCCCATGATTTCACCTTTGGTAGGATAGCGTCGAAAATAGTCTGCGCCTTTCTCGTCACGAATTTTTTTCAATTCGGCTAAAAACTTTTCGTTGTACTCTTCGCCAAACAGTGTGAGCTCATCCTCATCTAAACAGTCTTCTACACACTGAGTATAATGTGGGTGACTTTGATCTTCTGCTTGTAACAGAGCACTGTCAGCAGTGTCAGCATAGCGACCTTCGTCATCTTCCATGCGTTGTTGAGCATGATCGGACTCTCTGCGCCGCGGCTCCTTGATGCCTTGCACAAGCACACGCTCATGCGGCAAACCCATATTAACTGCCAACCATACCTCTAGGATACGCTCGTTCACTGGGTAGTTGAGCGTGACATCTGTGCTACACACTTCACTGACAAAGCCAATGCCTTTGGCACGATAAAAGTCCACGGGGTTTTCTTGAATAGGCAAACGATGCCAGCCCGTGGCTGATTCAAAGCCGTATTTCTGCATGAGGCTTTCTAGCATGTTCATCTGTTCTTCGCCGCAGTCGTGAGCAAACTTAACACGATAGTGATATTGTTTGCTGAAACTTTCGGAAATGTATTGTTTGAGTTCCATGATAATCTCCTGGTTACAACTATTTATCACAGAACAGAGATTATTTTTCCTTGGATTCTGAGATCATTTTCAGCAACTCATTGCGGTCCATGGTGGTTGCTTGTACTTCTTGAGCAGAATCTGGGTTATTTTTCTCTGCTTGTTGGTCTAAGCGTGCCTTTTTCATCATTAGATCAATTTGCTTGAGCTTGCGAGTAACTTTGCTGTCTTTGGCTTCGAGTGCTATTTTGAGCATGTTTGCAGCATTATTAAACACCTGTCCTGCAGCCATATCAGTCATGTTCATGCCCAGGCTCATCAACTGCTCATAGCTGTCTACTGCCTGTGATGCAATTTCATCCATTTCTGAATCATGTGACTCCATGCCACGCACTTCTGCCAGTGCACCATTGATCTTTTCACTGATTGTGAGTGCTTCTTCAATGGTGGTGAGATCGCTGTTGTCTTCGCTGAGATTTTCGTCAAAGTCTGCAGGCGACTCTGAATGCTCAGGGACATCATCCATTGGCGGCAGGTTAAATTCTTCTTCTAGTTTCTTGGTCATATGTATCTCATTATGTATGTGTGCTTATTTACCTGTATGTTTGCTCTACAAAAGGAACCACATGGTTCAATGCAAAGTCTCTAGATTGTTGAGCATTTGGGTGGTCCATAACACCATAGATAGAACCATCGGCACTGGGATTGAAGGTTTCGTGCAAACTGCGCACAGGCAAAAATCTGTCATAGTTTATGCTATCACGAATCCATTTCACATATTCATTGTCATCGAAGCCGTGTTCCAGTACATAGTTTGTGTATGTGCTCATAAAATAATCTATGTTGTGCTTTTCCAAAAAACACTGCACCCAATGCATTTTCTCATAGGTGCGTATTACACTGCCAACGTCATTGTGAAATTTTCTATACCAGAGATTTGATCTAGAAGTACCAAACACTGCGTTTGCAAGTTCCCACCTGCCATGATCACTGTCTTGCAAAAAATCAATGCCCTCATGTAAAGATTCACTGATATACTGGTATTCTGTGCTGGGATCATGAAAAAACTCCATGCGATCAACTCCGCTCCAAACTACACCAACCAGCATGGATTCTGATGAAACTCCCTGTGACAAAAGATCCTGTATGCCGTGTATGAGTCTTTTTGCAATTAAACCGTTGCCTTGGCTTGAAGAAGCAGTGTTGTAGAGTTCACAGTCCAGGTGTTCTGCGGCATACAGTGGCCAATTTTTAGTGCCATGATCTGTGGTTGTAAACGAACAGCCGCCTGCAATCAAATGTGTGTGTTTGCTCATAGTAGATATTTATTTTCTGCGTTTTTTAGGATTGCGTTTTTTGTTTGTGTGAAAAATGTGTTCTTCATTGACCACTTTGAAACGAATGCCTTTGCGTTTGCACCACTCTTGAGCAGCTTCCCATTTGGCTGCATTTACTACAACTGCCGCTTTGTTTGCAGTGCCTTTGGCATTTTCCATGGTGGTTTGACTGCTGGGCTTGATTTCAATGAGTTCTACGTGCTCGTTGCCATCTTTGTCCACATACTGTATGAGAAAATCAGGCACATAGTTGGAGTATTTGCCAGTGACAGGATTTCTATAGGGTATTTTGATGTATTCGCTGGCCCATCTCACAATGTTTGGATGATGATCACACATGCGACAAAATGCTGACTCCCAGCTGCTGCGAAAATAGGGTGGCTTGTCGCCCACATATTTTTCAGGGTTCTGAACTTCATAGACCCCTTGATGAAACTTGCTCATGGTTTTATCAGAGCTGCGTATCTGCTTTTGCTGTTGTCAATGGGTCGGGTCAGACCTATTCTGTTTCCCGGTGGCCTCAGCATATTGATGGTATCATAGGTATCAACTGCAAGTTTGAGGCTGGCTTGGTTTACACTGAAGTATTCAAGTGGGCTCACACCTTGGCTTTTGGCTACTTGTATAAGCACAGCGGCCATGGCACGAGCATTGGCTGTGCCAAAACCAATGCTTTCCAGTTTGGTTTTCACTGCATCAAGCTCTTGAGCATTCACACTGTCCGGTGGTGCCAGATCGCTTAATAGTGTGCTGCTGGCTTCAGGCAGTGGAAATTTTATTGTGGCATTTTCAAGGTATGCTTCAAGTGTGTCTTGCGTGATGCGATACTTGAGCTCATTGCCAAACGTGTTGTACAGAGATACAGAGTCGGCCATTGTCAACCTCCTCCGGGAGGTGGCGGTAAGTCTTCAGGCGGCTGGTTAGGGCTGTTTCCTGTGATGAGGTTACGTGCGGCCTGTCCAACCAGTGACGTAGCACCACCAATTGCTGTGCCGAGTGCAGCATCTCTGACATCCCCGCCTGCAATAGCAGTAGCAACTGCACTTGCACCTGTGTCTAAGAGCACATCCACAAAAGGATTTGTATCTTCGTTGCCTGTCTGGGTGCTTATAGATGCAGATTGGCCATATGTGGCAGGCACTGACTGTGTTTGAGGATCTTGTGGTGTGCCCGGTCCTGTGGCTACAATTTCGCCTGCTTGATTGATTTCAGTGTCCACTACATTTACTGTGCCTGCACCTTGACCTTCAGGAGAGAAACTGTTGGGCTGTCCTGTGCGGCCGCGCTCTGCAGGGCTGTTTGTGGTGACACCTAACACCGGCAACTCTCTGGTTGCTAGGCTTATGTCTGATATGTTGGTATCTGCTTGGAAAGCTGGCCCTTCGAGGTCGCCCACATTTTCAAATCGATCTAGGTCTTCGTTGCTGAGACCAAAGTTCACTGCATTGTGCACAGTAAACTTCTCATATTCAAAACTCATCTGAAAATCTCTGAAGTCACTGGCAGTGTAGTCTAGCTCGGCACTCTTGAAACTGGTCAACACAGGATTGATGATGCTGTACTGCACACCTTTGTTACCGTGATATAACACATAGTCAATGCGCTCGAAAAAGTGTGCATTGGCATTTGGATTATAGCCTGCCCGGTTGCTGTTGAAACTGCTTTCGCCTGCTTTGCCAAATGCAGAATTCACAAAATCTGTGCCGCCAGCACTGCTATACCAGCCTGCAATGTCTCGATCATTGGGAGACTGTTGCTCGTTGCGAGGATCCATATAGTGATAAGCAAAGTACTTCATTAGCACTGCTAGCCACTCGTTGCCTACAGTATCATACACAGTCATACTCACTGGCTGATATTCAACACCAGTGTTTACAATGCGTTTGCGGTTGTATGAGTTATAGGTTTCTGTTTGAAACTCAACGCCAGGGAGCTCGGCTGTTCTCACAAGGCTGCTGATTGTGGTGCGAAACTCTGTTTGACCTGCATCACCGTCTGCGAATAGGCCAGGCAACAGTTCACGGTTGAATATGAAGTTCACATAACCCTGAAACTTCTGTCTGACAGGGTTGACATGAGGCCGGAACTTATATGCGTTTCTAAAATCACGCATATAAAATTTCCGACCACTGCCAATACCTAATGCATCAAATATCCTGTCAGGCATAAAATCATCCTACCGAGGTAGTGTTAATTTTACGCTCCGTCACTGCCAGACGGTACATCTTCATTGGGGAATAGCGTACCTGTGGTAACGCCCGGAACATCACCGGTGTAGTCTTCGCTGCCTGCGTAGTGCGTGGCATTGTCGAAGCGTACTTGCATGGCAATTGTCACAGGATCGTTTGCACTGTAATCACTGTCGCTGTAGTCAACGTTTGTAAACCAGCAACCTTCCAAGAACCAAACTTCTGTGGCGCCTGCGGCATTACCATCAAGAATTTCCACTTGCATGTCAAATTTGTAGTCGTTGCCTGCAGCAGGAGTAGTTTGCTGGAAATGGTTGAGCTGACGTTGAACCTGTGCACCAACAAGGTTTGATGTTCTGTTTGAGATGTCATCACGCACAGTAACAGTGACCTGTTCCCAACTGTGCTTGCCTTGAATGTAACTACGGCTGTTGTAGCTGTCCAAGATTACTTCTTCATATGTGATCTTGGGACGTGTAACACTCATTACATTTTGTGTGAGCACACGTGCTTCAGGTTCGCCAGCAAAGCCACCCAACATGCTTACACGGAAGCGATACTTGAGTTTGGGCATCAGAATGCCTGAGCCGGTTGCTCCGGTTACTGGTACACCAAACTTGCTTCTGGTTTCTGTTGAATTGATTTGTGCTGCCATTGTTGTTCTCCTACGAACTGGTTGTTATGCAAATATTTATCACTTTTTGCGCAAAAATGTTATCTACCCATATAACTTACTCAAACAAAAAGAGGGCCGAAGCCCTCTTTTTGCAACAACATATCGATGATGTTAGTTGGTTTGACCCAGTGTATTTTGCACACGAATTGGAATATAGATGAATTCCACTGCTTTGACTGGCTGGATAGCAATGTCAATGTGCAGTTCGTTGCGATCAATACGCTCTGGTGTGTTGTTGCTGCTGTCACACACAACCACAAAGTCAAACAGACCACGCTGTGAAACTAGGTTGCCTAGGAAGCGATCAACCAACACCTTGGCGTTTTGACGTGTAACTTCGTCGTTGGGCTCAAACAAGAATGGTCTAACCAAATCGTCTAAACGTTCTCGAATAAACACCACAAGACGTGCCACATTCACACGATCCAATGCACTAGCAGATGCGTTCAGTGTCTTTTGACCAAACACTGCTAGTCCTCGGCCCGGGAACTGACCAATTGGGTTAATCTTGTTGATATACAAGCTGTCACGCTGTCCTTCACTGAGTGCAACTGATTGGAACTCTCCGCTCTGTGCATCGATGTAGCCCACACTTGAAGCATTTGTTACCACACCGCGCTGGAAGCCAGCAGGAGCAAACCATGGGAATGCCACCTGGTCATTGAACGCCAGTGTGCGCAGTGCAATGTGCGAAGCTGGAACAACCACGTTGTTGCCGTCTAAGTTGCTGGCCAACCCATGAGGATAGTAGACTGCAGCATATGGTGAACTGCTTACTAGTCCGTCCTCACCGTTTTCAATGGCATTGCTGCCGTTGATTGCCCAGTTCTGCAAACTGCTGGCATCAGAGCTCAAACGCAACGGCGCATCAGCAACAATAAACGCAGTTTCCTTGCGATCAGTGTTGAGTTCAATCATTTCGTCGAGCAGTTCTGGATAACCAGGCACTGAGATTAGGTTGAAACGATTTGCTTCGTTGCGTATTTCGCTGTTGCTGCTGATAGCTGATTGCAGTTCTCTTACAACTGCGCGTCGCTGTGCTTTGCGCAACATATAAGGCGAACCATCGGGCTTGTTGCCGCTGTAGTCTTCCCAGTAGTCTTCCCAGGCATTCCATTTTTTCACATTACCACCAGACGCCTGTTTGTTCCATGCAAGAATGTTATATGGATACAGTGCAGGATTGGGAGCATCATCTGAATTCAAGCCAGCAGTGGTGCTAACACGGAAATCACCAAACACCATGCCGTCACTGCTTTCTTGGTCAGTGATATCAACCAATGCCCAAGCAGTGCCGCTCCATTTGTAAACCTGAGGATAGTTTTCTAGGTCGCTGCTGTCGATCCACAAGTCACCTGCAACCAGTGCATTGCCTTCAGAGTTCAGTGAAGGTGTGCTTGCTGCAATGTTGACATCTCCGGTATAGGTTACCCAACCGTTCTGTGGATTATTTTCTAGGATGTCAATGCGATCATTGCTGACTAGACTGTCATACCACAGTGTGCCATCAGCCAATGCGCCCGTGGGCTCACCTGTTGACTTGTATGTTTCTGTGACCGGCCAGTTGCTGTAATCAACATTGTCTAGGAATCCAATGCTAGCAGGAGTGAAACCTGCAACATTGCCTGCTTCTAGTCTGATATTTCGACCGCGATTTTCTCGAATACGCAACCGCCCATCTTCCAGTTCAAAAGCAGTGACGTTGTCGGCTTCGGTTAGCTCTACGTTGGCAGCCGAAAGGCTGTCGTTGATTGCAGTGAGTACTTCGTCTGAATCCAAGAAGCCATCTCCGTTTTCGTCGTAGCCTGCAAATGTAACATCAATGACACCCGAGTTGCCGTTGACTACATCTCTGTCGTTGACAATAATACTGAATGCAACAGTACCGTTGCTGTGTCCTGACGCACTAACATTTGCAGGAGAATCTGACACAGCACTAACTGTGTTAAATCCAGCATACTTGCGAATTCTCAGTTCTGCAACTTCGTCATCAAAATCTTTCCAGATATCGGAGGTTGTAGCACCGCCCAGTGCATCAAAGTAATCATTCACTTGATATGAATATTCGTAGCCCACACTTGGAGCCGAAATCCACTGACCAGATTGATAAACCTTTAAGCCGAGGTTATTGCCGTTGTTGGCTTCGTTCATCTGCCAAACATAATCACCCACAGTGAGTGCACCGCCTGTGCTGTTGAGCAACGGCAACTGTGTGCTGCGAGCAACCTGAAAATCGCCACGGAAACCGTTGGCATTGTCGCCTAGCTTGTACCACTCGCCGCTCTGTTTTTCCCAGATCACAATATTATCTGTGTTCTCTTCAACACCGTTAGGAAACACAACAGCAACTCGTCCGTCTTTGCCATAGGCGTTTTTGGGTGCCGAATCGACTAATACGTTTGATGGTCCCAGACCAACAATATCTGTGACCTGTGCCCATTTTGAGCCGTCCCAGCGTTTCAGTCCAGTGATAAATTCAGACACATCAACCCAATATGAGCCGTCGTCCACTGATGCGGTGGGCTGTGAAGCTCTAGCTTCCAGTTGATCAAGGTCAACATCTGCGCGCAACACATATGCCCGGTTTGCAATACCCAAAAAACTATAGGCTGCAAACAGGCCGTACTCATTGAGCTCGTGTCCTGGAAGCGGTGTGCCGCCTGAGGTTTTGAATATGGGGTTGCCAAAGTTTGTCAGTAAGTCTCTCTGACTGGTGACCAGCTTTACGTTGCCAGCTTCGGATGCTGTGGTACTGGCTGCAATGCCTGTTCCGTCGGGGCTGGCTTTGTCTTGTGCGGTTGCAATAACAACCAAAGGCACGGTGCCAGCACCAGCAGCAGTGCTGAAGCTCTCATCAGTTACAGTGATACTTACACCTGGTGATACTAATTCTGCCATTTTTGTTCTCCCATGTAATGGTGTTTGTATTACATGTATTTATGAAAATTGGCAGTTTTTTAGGTATTACGACAGTTTAGGTGTAGTCAAGATCACAAAATATGCTAAATAGCCTTCATCTGTGATTTAGGCAATATGCTTTCACAGATTCGATCCACTTGCTCATAGAGGTTTTCCAGAGAGGAATTGTTTTGTATGATATAATCTACATCGTATCCTGCCCAGTTCCACTCACTGACATGTACGTCACAGTACTTGGTGTTCATGATTTTTTCACTGATCACATTGCCTGCATTGGCACTTGCTGCAACATCATACCATTCAGGAAGCTCACCGCGTTGCACCCAGATTACACTTCCTCCCAGTTTGTGTATCAACTCCAGTTCGTTGCGAAAACGTGCATCACTGACCACAGTGAAATACACAGACTCTCTCTGAGAGCGTATGCGATACTCTAGGCTGTGCAACCAAATATCCTGGTGAAAGTGGTTACGCATCACATCTGTGCCCAACAACTGTAATGCTAGGCGTGGCGTGAAGTTGGGGATGCCTGTTTTACGGCTCCAGAACATATCAGGTGTTTCTCTGTATTCACGGCTCTCCACTGTGTCGCCTTTTAGCAACTCACGATTCCAGCCAAAAACAGCCGAAGCAAGATCTTTGAGTGGTGCTGCAAAACTGTCTTTGACACCGCCATGTTGTGCTATGCGTTCTGCTACTGTGTCTTTGCCTGAACCCATGTATCCCACAATGCCAATGATCATCGGTGTGTCCTCATTGAGTGTTTTTTTCATAGCGTACACCCACAATGTGATAGCGGTCTTCAAGACCATAGTTCACTGCTGTGTGTAAGCCTGTGGTGTTTGTGATATAGCTGTTGCCTAGGGCCAAGTGCTCAAATCTCACTGGTTGTGTGACACCTGATTGAATAGCATCTTCAAAGAAACACATATAGCACTGTGGATTGGTAACCACTGGTATGTGCAACCTCATGTTCACAGTGTTAGGAGTGAGATTATCAGTGTGCACGCTGTAGGTGCGTCTAGGCTGTAAACGCAACAACCTCCACCTGTAAAATTTCTTGTGTCTTTTTATATACTCTTCGACTAGAGTACCTTCCAACGCTCTGTTCACAGTGCTGTAAAAGCGTTCAGGGTTTGGTAAGTCTGACAGCCTGCCTGTGCTGCAATCCCAGTCGTTGTTGCCGCCTACGCTGGTCAAAGAAATTTGATTTTGATCGTGCAGGGGAAATCTGTCAATGAGATCAGCGATTTCCTGCCAAAGCTGGTCTGTGTCTATGTCTGTGTCGAGTATTTGTACAAGATCTTCCACGATGTCTCTGTGTTATCCGATAATAAAGCCCAAGGGCGAATTGCCTTCTTCCATATTGTGCAACGACATCTTGAGAGTTTCAAGCTCAGCTTGCGCTTCAGACTTCAACTGCTCGCCGTTGAGCGTTACTGTGCCTCCTGCACCAGGCAAGCCACTGTAGAACTTGCTGCGTGCTTCTCCTAACATCAGCTTGCTCTGAGCAAGAGCATATGCACTGAGCCACTGACTGGAATACACATCCTTGAGCAGAGTCATCTCAGGCACATAGTTGTATACTCCTACAGCAACTTCTTCATCAATCATCACATTGCGCAGTATTTTAAGCACCTTGGTGTTGGGGTTCCAGAAAAAGTCATACTCTGAACCAAATATGCGTCCTGCAACTTCTTTGTATTGACTGAATGCATCAAAGGTGGCTAGTCCGCCTATCTGTCCTGCATTAAGCAGATACATGTTGTTGAATGCAACATCAAACGGATCAAAGTTACTGCCTGTGCCAGATGTGGTGCCCACCCCTCGTCTGTACATGCGCTGTACTTCAATAACTTCATCGGGCAAAGTATACTCTTGCACATTGGGCTGTGTGCGAATAAACATGATGCTTTCTTCCACACTGCCTGAGCTGAGCTGTCGATACTTGCCCAGTGCTAGATCAATGGCAGTATCATAGTGTTCTCTGTCAAGCTCAACGTCAACTATGCCGTCGGCAAGACGCAGTTGCAGTTGTCTGATCAGCTGTTCTCGGTTGTTGTATCCAGTTTGATCCTGAGGCATACAACTATTTATCTTTTAGAATACTTTGATCAGTATGGTGTGCTCGTTGATTCTGCCGGTTAATGCAGTTTCAGTGGTGGTGAGCTCTTTGAAGAATTTATCAAACTTGGTGCGACTTAGCTTGTCGCAGCCCTTGAGCTCGTTGGGCTTTCTTACTGTTTTCTGCACGCTCTTTGCTGGATCAAATCCTTGTATTGTGGTTCCTTTGACAGTGAGCGGTCCTTCCATTTCGTCTGCTATGTATATACCCAGCTTGCGGTTTTTGGTATTGTAGATCCATAGCTTGTTGGCTTCTAGCACGCTCACAGGATTGATACTGGCCAAACCTAAGTCGGGCTCTGACTCTTTGAACTTGAGTTTGGCTATTAGTTTTTGCTTGTTGGGCGACTTGCGTTTGCGAGGCTTGCGTGATGTTTTGGCTGTGTTTATTACTGTGTCGCAAGCAGTGATGATTTTCTCAACTGCGCTGAGATAATTTTTGCGATCGCTGGCTTTGGTATGACCGTATGCTTCTCGTATGTCGTCATCTTTCCACTCTACCACCATCTTCGCTTCTGCATGCTCATTTTCAAAGAACCCGCGCATGAGCTTTGCATGTGCTGGCTTTATAAATGTGTTCTTCTGCAGATCAGCATAGGGGTCGAAATCTTTGACTTTGAGATCACCACGCATGATTTGATCGATACAGTAGTTCCACTCGCCGCATACGGGCTCGACCTGTTCCTGCATGCGTTCTTGAATACTGATCACATTGGTCTTTGCTGTGTCTTCTTGTTTTTTCTCTTCTTGAATTGCTGTGGCTTTTTCAACAAATTCATAAAACTTGTTTTCAATCATCTCATGAATGCTTCCATCCAGCGTAGCACCCCGTGAGATCAAATAGGTGTATTTTCCTACCACTGCAAATTCTCTGTCTGGCAGTTTTTTCAAGGTCTTTGTTTGTTTTTTATCAAAGTGTTTGTTGCAGTATTTTACAAACTCTGCAGACAGCTTCTTGTCTGCAATCTCATAGTGCACGTAGCTGAGTGCTTCCCATACTAGACGCTCATAGCTTCTAGAAATGCCGTCTCTGGATACAGGCTTCATGTCTGGCTTGATCACAGTCCAATCCGGAATACTTTGTCCTGATTCAGTGACTTTCTTTTGCTTGGCCATGTTTACTACTCCTTGATATCTATCAAATGCAACACAATTGTACTAGATTCGGCATCTACTGTCAACTACTTGTGGTTTTCCACAATTTCTTTCCAGATTTCAATGGTTTTGTCTATGCCTGTGCTGAGATCAGTCTGAGGTTGCCAGCCTGTGTGTTGAGTAATTTTGCTGTGTGTGCTGTTGAGCAGATAGATTTCTCCTGGACGTTCGGGCTTGGTATCCCAGTGTACTTCTCCTTGCCATCCCAGCTTGTCTGCAATCATCTGCACATAGTCTGAGATGCGTATAGCATTGTTGGGCCCTAGGCAATAGATTTCGCCTGTGCACTGATCAGGATTTTCAATCACTGTGCACCAGGCTTCTAGTAGGTCTTCGATGTAGATAAAATTGCGATAGGGTTCACCGTGACCCAAGTAAATGTGGTTAGGGTCAGTGAGCATTTGATGAATGATCTGTTCAGTGACAAAAAAGTCATTGTCTTTTCTGCCGTATGCATTGGTTTGCCGTATCGCTGTAAAAGGCAACCCATAGCTGCGATGTGCATACTCCAGATACTTCTCACAGCCATATTTGGCAACAGCATAAGGAGCGTTGGGGTTGGGCACGGTGGTTTCATCAAATGCTATTTGGCCATTCTGTATTGCAGCTCTAACTGACTGTGTGTCCTCGCCGTCGCGGAGTTGATCACTCACTGGTTGCCAGCCGTAGACTTCCATGGTACTAGCAAACACAAAGTTCTGCAAGTTGGGTACTCCGCGAGCCGATTCTATGAGATTCACTGTGCCTGTGTAGTTGATATCACTGAAGGTAATCTGCTCATAGAAACTGTCCTGTACTTCTGTGCGTGCAGCCAAATGCACAATGATATCTGGCGAGAAGTTTACTAGCTCTTGCTGTATTGCTTGATGTTCTCTGAGATCAGTGCTAGAACAAAACAGCTGATGTGCATCTTGTAGTTTTTCAACGAGATGCGAGCCAATAAAGCCCGACGATCCTGTGATGTAGATTTTCATTGTATCTAATTTCTCAGTGATAGTGTTGCTTGTATTTATAGGCCACAAAATTAGCAAGAACACAAACATGGTATTTGATTGTTGATAAATACTGTTATGATAGCAATAGCAGAGAATACAGCATAATGAGCCGTCTTTCTTTATGGAAACCAGTAAAGACCAGCGACTTTGCGTTTATTGATCGTATTGTAGGCGAACATCTCTATGCAGGTGGCACTGGCGTTCATGTACACAAATATCTGGGTATAAACGATGTTCCAGAAACCGGCGATGCCACGCGACCCGGTAGTGCCGGCAACCAGGCAGGCGAAGTGTTTATACAAGATCTGTTGTTCTTGGAGAACAGAGATCGCAAATATGACAATACCATCTACGAACTCAGAGGTCAGTACAACATACAAGACAATGATCAGTATGATCTCACGCAGTTTGGTTTGTTCTTGGCCAACGACACATTGATGATGAACTTTCACATTGAGAGTATGGTAGAACAGCTGGGCCGTAAGCTGATGCCAGGTGACGTGTTAGAGTTGCCTCATCTAAGAGACGATTTGCTGTTGGGTGCTGATGACGCCATTAACAGATTCTATGTGGTACAAGAAGGTGCACGTCCGTCAGAAGGCTATGATCCTAGATGGTGGCCTCACCTGTGGCGTGTGAAGCTGGGCCCTATCACAGACTCTCAGGAATACAGAGACATACTTGGCTCTGGCGAGGAAGAGGAAGACTTGCGCAATCTGGTCAGCAAATACCAAACTGAGATCAACATCAACGATGCCCTCTTAGAACAAGCAGAGAATGATGTCAAATATGATCCACAGTGGCGCGATACAGCACACTTGTATGTAGATCCTGATGCACCAGACAAACCTGCTGTGGGTTTTGACTTTGCAGCAGACGGAGGCCAGGCGCCCAACGGAGCACAGATTGTGGGCAGCGGCGAAAGTTTTCCCACTGACAACATTTCTGAGGGGGACTACTTCCTGCGCACAGACTTTTCTCCTCACAGGCTGTTTCGGAAATCTGGCACACGCTGGCTCAAAGTCAACGATGACAACAAACAACTGTGGGCAGCCGCAAACCGCGTGCTAACAACATTTATCAACAACGACAATGAATCAACTCTTACAGACGGTGAGATTGTGCCTGAGAAGACTAATCTCAGCCAAGCAGTCAAACCAAAAACAGACGACTAGGAATATCATGGGCAATCAGCCGTTGAAGCTACTACAAGAAAAGGCCGGCACAACACCTGACGGTGTTTTTGGTCCTAACACCCTGCGAGCCGCTGTGGACTATTATCAGCTCACTCCGGAACAGGGTGCTCACTTCTTTGGTCAAACTTCACATGAGTCTGCTCAGTTTACTGTGTTTTCAGAGAATCTCAACTACAGTGCAGATGCATTACTGCGGGTGTTTGGCAAGTATTTCCACAATCTCATGGAAGCAGAAGAATATGCGCGCCAACCTGAGAAAATTGCTAACCGTGTGTATGCCAATCGCATGGGCAACGACAACGAAGCAAGCAGAGACGGCTGGAGATACAGAGGGCGCGGTGCTATACAACTCACCGGCAAATGGAACTATCGACAGTTTGCCAGCGATCTAAAAGATCAAGATATCTTGTTAAATCCGGATTTAGTCGAAGAACAATATGCCTTTGACTGTGCTCGTTGGTACTTTGATCAACGTGATATCTGGAACTACTGTGATCAGGTATCAGATGAACGCATTGGCGTTATTACACGCATGATCAACGGTGGTACAAACGGCCTTGAGGATCGCAGAGCAGAAACATATCTCTATTACGAATGGTTGAGCTAGGAGCAAACATGGCAGGCAAAAACATGGATTACTGGTACGACGAGCAGATAAAAAGATATCTGCTACAACTGATTCGTATCTTTTCGCACTTTCAGGTCAAAGAGTACACTTCGGAAGGCGTGAATTACAATAGAGTGCCATGCCGCTATGCTGATGCTAGTCGCATGGTCAGTCACATACTGCGCAACAACTCAGAAAACATTGTGAACAATGCTCCGCAGATTTCTGTGGGCATACAGAGTTTGCAACTGGCCAGAGAGCGAGCACAAGACCCTTTCATGGTGGACACACAGCAGGTTGCAGAAAGAGAGTGGAACAAAGAGGCGGGATCGTATACCAGCGAGCAGGGCAACCTGTACACAGTGCAACGCTATATGCCTGTGCCTTACAACATGACCATACAGGTGGATATCTTTACCACCAACACTGACACCAAGCTGCAGATCCTAGAGCAAATTTTTGTGCTGTTTAATCCCAGTATACAGTTGCAGAGCAATGATAATCCTTTGGATTGGAGCAACGTGTTTGAAGTTGAGCTCACTGACATATCCTGGAGTAATCGCAGCATACCTGCAGGTGTCGATGAGAGCCTAGATATTTCCACACTGACATTTCAGGTGCCCATATGGATCTCACCGCCTGCCAAAGTGCAACGACAAAAAATCATACAAAAAATTATTGCAGACATTCACAGCAACAACAACCTCATGAGCTTAGGATTCAACTCAGATTTTCATGACTTCTTTGCCAGTGTGCCAGAAGACGCCCGTGTGGTAACTGCGCCCGATCTCAGAGTGCATATTGAAAATGCAACTGCATCTCTGGTAAATCTCTCAGGACAGCCTGTGAACTGGAGCGAAATCATTGAGATGAACGGTGAGCTCACATCAGTGAGCCGACTGGAGTTCAACATCACTGATGACATCAAGGATTACAGTCAAATGGTGATAGGCACTATTGTGGGAAATCCACTTGATTCTACCAGTTTGATTTTTAATCTAGATTCCGAGACTTTGCCTGCAGACACATTGACACCGCTGAATAGGATTGTTGATCCGCGTTCGAGCAGACCAGGCGATACTTTGCCGTCGGCACAACTGGCACAGAGATATTTGATCACTGAAAATATCACCGAAGACTATGCCGAATGGGGCATAGATGCAGAAGCCAACGACATCGTGGAATACGACGGAAACAAATGGGTAGTGGTGTTTGACAGTGACCAAGTCAGTCAGCAGGCATGGATCACCAACGACTTCACTGGTCAGCAGTTTCGCTGGACCGGCACAGAATGGATCAGCAGCTGGCAAGGCACATATAATCCTGGATACTGGAAATTGATACTATGATTGAAGCAGTGGGCGTTATATTCCTTGCCAAAGACACAGGCAGATGTTTAATGCAGTTGCGCAACGGAGACAAGAGACACAAATATACCTGGGGGTTCTTTGGAGGCACCATAGAGAAAGGCGAAACACCATTTGAGGCTTTGCAAAGAGAACTTGATGAAGAAATAGGCTTTGTGCCTGAGTTGGCCAAGCTGAATCCCATTGATGTTTATCAGAGCAACGACAAACATTTCTACTACTACAGTTTTGCAGCTGTGGTAGATCATGAATTTTTGCCCAGTCTCAACAGAGAAAGCGTGGGATATGCTTGGGTCAACATAGGAAGATGGCCTCAGCCATTGCATCAAGGTGCGCGTATAACACTAAATAAAAACAAAGGGACACATAAACTGCACACAATTCTAGACATACACACTGAATAATATCGGAGAGTGACATGTCAGAAATAGTAGATTTTACCTGTGTGCAGATACAGTCTGGCTTAGACGACTATGATCGCACAGGCATTATACCAGAAGATCTAATGGAAGGCGTATACACTGCTGACGACATACTCAGCTGTTTACGCCAGCTTCCCCAGGATTATTCCAGTACAGGCAACGCCCTGATACGAGCCTACACCAGAAAGCAACAAAAGAATCTCAAAAAAATAAAGCAGGATCTCAAAGATGAATATCATCATCTGCTGGGTAACCTGTCAACCACGCACTACGGCTTGGTGTTTCCGTCTGTGATTAATCGCTATCGCATTGACATAAATCCAGTTGCTGCTCTCTACTATGATTGCAGAGAACTGACTCGACATTTCAACCCAGAGGACGACAGACACATTTGGTTACACAGTGTGGTCACAGACAAGAAATTAAACAACACCATACTGGATGCTCTCAGCAGAGACATCAAACACATAGAAAAGTTTGTTAAAAAATATCACTGGTCTTTGACAAACCTCAGCGACAGTATTCCGTTGGAACTGTTTCATGCTAGACAGATAATCAAGGACTTCAGTCAGTTCTATGTGTTCTTTGCTGGCATTGTTGATTTTGAGCCCGAGGACCACTACTAGGCCAAAAAAATGCCCGGCATATGCCGGGCATTGAGGTATATTACAATTGTTATAGTTGTAATTCTATTACATCAGTGTAACAAGTACTTCGATTACTGCTTCTCCGCCTTCGCTAGAGTCAATTGCTTTGCCAAGAATTCTACCTGGTGCAGCATCGTTGTCTGCTTGTGCATGGCCAGCTACACTTGAAGTAACCATCAAGTCACCTTTGGCAACTGGGCCTGTGACTTTGCAAGGCACACGACCTGTGAGTGCCACAGGAGGATGCGTATCATCGTTGCCTGCTGACTGGTTCATCAAGTATGCAGGATCTGTGGAGATAACACCTGCCACTGCATGATGTGCACTGTGTGCACACACTGTGATTTCTTTGTCACCGCCAAAGCACACCACTGTGCCTGGTTCAATCACAGTGTCTGCTTCATAGCGTTCCGCAACGTCAGCATACTGTGCTTGTGTTGCTGTAGCAGTGATAGTGCCTGCGCTGAAGTTGCCGCTGCCGTCACGTTCAACAATGGTGTTGCCTGTGTTAGCACTGGTAGCAGTGGTGCGGTCATTGCTGAGAGTACCTGTGGTAATCACACTAGCATCAAACTCATCAGTGAGGTCTTCGATGCGATCGTTAACTGCAGCCGCAGTCATCAACACTGTGTCCGAATCTGCAAATGTTTCTGCACCTGTTTGAATAGCTGCATCAGCAAAGTCACCAACCACCAGTTCTGGTAAGCGTGCACTTGCCAGTGTGCCTGTGCTGATGTTGCCAGCATCAAGACTACTCAGTGCGCTACCGTTGCCTGCAAACACACCATCTGCAGTGATGTTGTTGAATGTGACATTGTCTCCTGTGCTAACTGCTTGACCAATAGCAACTTCGCCGTCGGTGATGGTTACGCCTAGACCGCCGCTGAAATGTGCACGTGCCTCTGCTGCACTTGGGCCAGTGTAGGTGAATACACCAGAGCCGCTGTTGTAGCTGAGCGAACCGTCGCCACCAGCATCGTTGACACTTACCAAACCACGCACTTCGCTGTCTGTGCGTTCTGTGAAGCTGAATACACCGGTGCTGTTGTTGTAGCTTAAGTCTCCGCTGGCACTGACAGCGTCTCTTGCACGGCTATCGGTGTAGTAGAGGTTTGTGCCTTCGGCAAGGTCTGTGGTGCTGGTAGCCAAATCAAAGTTTGTGCTACCATCGTTGGTGAATCGCCATTTGTCCTGACTTTCGTCCCAGAACACGCTCACATTGTCGAGATCGCCGCGCTCAACTTCCATGCCTGCATCAGCAGAAGGAGCCCCGCCTGTGTAATCACTGTTGAGTGTGATGATGTTGTCTGCTACTTTGAGCTCTTCGGTGTTCACTGTGGTGGTTGTACCACTAACTGTCAAGTTACCGCTTACTGTAACATCATTAAACGAAACATCGTCGTCTGTGGCTACACCTTGTCCAATTGAGATTGTTCCGCTGGCGTATGTAACACCTGTGCCACCTGATAGATGTGCATCAACACGACCATCTGTGTAGTACAAGTTGATGTTGCCTTCTGTGATACCGTCTGTGGTAACACTTGGATCGTCTGCAACTGCTACTGCGTTGCCGCCAAACTGCAAACCACCGCCAACCACGCTAAGTGACACGCCATCAATGAAGATGGTTTCGGCGCCCACATAGAGATCTTTCCACACATTGGTGGGCGAACCTAGGCTGAAGGTGTTGTTGGCACTGGGTACCAGGTTGCCTGTCAAACTCTCATAGTTGATGCTGAGGTTTGCTGAGCCCTCTGTTACACCGCCCAATAGGCCCGAATTGCTGTCTGTGGTAATTGATGTAACGGCGTTGCCGCTGAACTCTGTGAGTTCTGAAAATCTTGCAAGGCGTTCACCGCCTGCTGTGCTACCATCGTGTACAATGATGGTATTGAGATCTGTATCGACGGTAATTTCGCCCGACAAGCCTGTGAAATTGGCATGTTGTGCGGTACTACCTCGTCTTCGTTGAATTGCTGTTGCCATTGTGTTATACCCCGAGTATAAAGTGCGTATTTGCAAGTATTTATCAAAACTATCTAATAAGCATGAGATCTAGCTCGTCACTGATAGATTTTATTTTGATCCATGATTTTCCCACAGTTTGTCCTTTGTACACAGGTACTGTGCCCAACAAACATACTGCAGCCCAAGAACTTCTCTGGTGTCTACCTTGATATTCCTGTTGTGTTTGGTGTGCGCTGTTGATCATTGATGTAGATAAGTCGTTGCCGTCGGCATCTGTTTCTGTGATCACGGCATTTTCAGGCAATGCAAATGTGCTGGGTAGACTGTGTGCAAAATGGCTTTTTAGCTGAGTTGTTTCTGTTTCCAGCCATTCTACAACATGATATTTGCCTTGTGTTTTTCTGCCAAACTGATCCTGAAAATATTTGTTTTTCCAATGATTCCATTGACTGTTTGCTACTAGTGCTGCATGTGGCACTACAACGCCAACCACAGCATCTCCTTCGTTTGCTACAACCAACTCTCCTTCAGCGTTGATTGCAACTGTGAATCCTGTTCTATCTTCTCCGCGATGATTTCCATCGGCCCACTCAAACATTTCTGCATAGCCTGTGGGGTTTGAATAGTACGTGCCGTTTGCAAACACATCGCCTTGACCACTCACACGATGTGTCACTGTGCTAGCATCATTGCTTTCTGACACAACTTCCATTGCATTCCAGTGACCGGACTGAGGCGAAATAGATGTGAGCTGTAAAAGTGTGCTGTCAAAGTTTCTGCTGGGGCTGTGAATCATGCCGCCGACATTTTCAGGATCACGATGATACACGCTGAAACTGGCATTGTTGATTTTTTGCATGGAGCCTATGCTGACTGCACCGTCACTGAACACATTGAAGCCTTGCCGATTCATACGACTCACTGCTCTCAGAGAGAAACTGAGATCATCGTCTCCGTCGCCCTCCACAATGAGACCTCGTGTGCTGAAATCTCCACTGGTTGGCAAGGTGGCTTCGCTGGCTCCGCCGGCACGAATATGTGTGCTGCCCTTGCCATGACTGCGAGGGGCACGAGTGCCTACACCCAGTTGTCCGTTTTTGCCAATCAACAACACAGTGTTGTCACCTCGACAAAATTGTAGGCCGTCTTCGTCGGCTGTCACTGAATATTTGTGTTCGCCTTTGCTCATGGCAATGCGGTTCTGCTGTGCTTCGCTGGTCTGTCTTAGCGTGCTCACAGCACTATTGAGCTTTTGCTCAAACTGCTCTGTGAGTTCTTCTAACACAGTATTTTTGATCTCTGCAGTGAGCTTGGTTAAATCTACAGTTGACTGTGTGGATTTTTTCTTGGAAGCAGTTTTCTTTTTCTTTGATGTGCTCATGTGTGCCTTTTGTTGTGTTATGTTACGCTAATGGTGTTTCGATCTTGCACTCGCCGCCAATTGGTTCCATCGTAAAATGCCATGGTAGATCCCCCAACATCGTTGCTCACAAATGCCATGTCACCTGCCGTTGCAGTTGTAAGAGACTCTAGTTCAGCTACAGTATAACTATCGTGCGCAACAAGTTTACGAGCGTCTTCTTGAATGCCACCGTAATCCAATACTGTGGTTGACTCTTCTGTGATAACACCGTAGTCTTCAACTGGATCGCTGAGATCAGCAAAACTGATGTTACCTGCACCATCGGTTTGAAGTACTTGGTTAGCTATGCCATCTAAAGTAGGTAGGGTATAACTATTGTTGATAGTAACGTTGGCACCGTCTACACGAAATACTTCGCTGACATTGTTGGCATTGTATATCTTGAACACAGGATCTGTGCCTGTGTTGTTGTCTCTGACACGCACCACTGTGCCTGTGCCGTTGCTGTGCTTGACGTCCAAAAATGCGCCGGAGTAGTTGATGGCTGGATTGGTTCCCAATCTCAAGCTACCGTTCACAAACAGTTTTTCGTTGCTGCTGGTAGATCCGATACTGACTGTATCGTTGCTGCTGTCCACATACAGCGTGCCGTTGTCCACATTGAGATCCGTGAACTGTTCGCTAATGTTTAGCCAGGAGTTGCCTTCATATTGGAGAATGCCTACATTTGCTGAATCAATGTATAGGTCCCCCGCTGTTGCACCTTCTGTGGAGGGCGCAGACCCTGTGATTATGCGGTTACCACTGTTTTTACCAATCTTAAATTCAGATTGAGTGGTACCTTTGAAATTACCAAAAATAGCCATGTTGTCTCCGGTCAGTTCAGTGTGCGTTTTTGCACACTGTCTAGGAAATGCTTCCTAGTCGTGTTCCGTCTAAACTATTTATCTATAACTGGTATTTTATGCTGGTGTTGGCTCTAGATGATGTATTTCATCCATAATATCCAGTATGGCCTGAAAACATCTAGTAGCACCGGGTAGTAGCTCTTTGCGATGTCTGTACTGTTCTAACACCATTAGACAATCTTTGCGATTCTCCCATTCTAGATGTGCTGTAGGATAATCTGAAAGCCTGCGTTTGAGTATTTCTCCGCCCATGAGATGCGCACCCAACAACACATAGGTGGCACCGTCGATGTCTTCGGGTGTTTTTAGGCTGCTGGCAAACTGCTTGGCTGCGTTCACAGATTCCGCATGCTTGTAAGAGGATAGGTCTTGCAGTAGAGCATGTACTCGAACAGCGCATTCTGGCACATGTGCATCAATCACACAGTGTATGGTGTACAGTGCGCTAAGCCACTTGCTATAGACTTCGGGACTGGGATTTCCTGCTGCCATCAGTTGACCCACAGGGTGATCTTCACAGGCTTGGTGTAATTCTCTGGTGTTTTGCCACAGATATCCTGGCATTGTGATTCTCCTGGATTATATGGAAATAGTTATACTTTGGTACTATTTCAACTAAGAGATATTGGCTACACCATCACTTCAACAACGCCGCTTCCTGATGAAGCATGTGAAGTCAGTGCTTTGCCAATGATAGCACATGCAGGTACACTTGTTGGGTCTTGTGCAACACATGCATAGCCCGAGCGTTCGCAGGTTACTAGCACTTCGCCTTTGTGCACAGGACCTTGTACTTTCACTGGCACACGACCTCTGAGTGCAAGTGCAACAACCTTTTTGCCTTTGAGCTTGCTGTTCATCAAGTGTGCTGGGTCTGTGCTCACTACACCTGCAACACGTGTGTCGCAGTGAACGTCTGTGGTGGTGACTTCTGCATCGCCACCGATGATCAGCACAGTGCCTGGTTCATACTCACGATCTGCCAGATAGTTCTCAGCCAAGTCAGCATACTGTGCTTGTGTGGCAGTAGCTGTGACCACGTTGGCTGCAAAACTGCCGTTGACATCTCTGACAACCACTTTGTTTGCCTCAGAACTACTGGTTGCGTCAACTGCCCAGGTTGTGGCTGTGTCACCGTTGAAGTCTGAACCTGTGAGGTATGTGCCGCGTGTAAGAGTTTCTGTGGTGTTAGCAGTGATAGTATTTGTATCACCTAGGTCAAACTCAACGCCGTTCACAGTGATGCTGCTGTTGCTAATGCTGTCATTGGGCACACTGCTCAGGAAGAACTGACCGGTGCTCACATTGTAATCAACGCCGGTGCTGGTGTCTGCACTCACAGCATTTCTAGTGCGTGTATCTGTATGGTAGAGGTTAGCACCTTCTGGCAGATCATCGGTGCTGAACGCGCTCATGTCCACACTGATGTTATCAGCATCTGATATGACGCCTGTGCCTGCTCCAATGTCCAAGGTAACTGCACCCGATGTGCCGCCGCCTACCAGACCGTTGCCTGCAGTTACACTGCTGATGTCACCGATTTCTGTAACAGAAAACTCACCGGTGTTGGCATCGTAGCTCAGTGGACTGGTAGCACTGAACAGATCTCTGACATCTGATTCACTGATAGTAGTTGTATCAAATACACCTGTACTATTGCTGTATGAGATGTTGGCCACTGCAAACACATTGCCATTGGCAGGCGGTGTCTGTGTTAGACTTACACTATCACGTGCACGGCTATCTGTGTAATACTGATTTGTGCCTTCAGTTAAGTCAGTGGTAGTTTTGCCAGAGAAGTCTGTGTCGAAATCTGTGCTCTTGTAGGTGGTTACTGAGAATACACCTGTGGCATTGCTATATAACAAATCGCCTGAAGCACTCACGCTATCGCGTACACGATCATCTGTGTAGTAGAGATTGGTGTTGCCTTCAGAGAGGTCGTCTGTGTCAAATGCTGTCATGTCCACATTGAGTGTGACATTTCCTGCAACACCACCGCCTGTGAGACCTGTGCCTGCTATCACTGCAGTGATGTCTGCATCATTGTCATTGGCAATAGTAACCACATTGCCTACATTGGTTACAGTGATATTAGTACCACCCTGTATGGTCAATGTCTCACCACTGGTAACACTGTGATCTACATTTGATTCTGTGGCAATGTTCCAGCTACTGTAATTGTCAGCTGTGGTTGATATTTCACCAGTGGTACTGTTGTAGTTTATTAATCCTGCGCCGCTCAACAATCCACGTATAGTGCTTTGGCTAGGGCCAGCATAGGTAAACACACCAGTACTATTGTTGTAACTGAGACTGCCGAGGCCGCTTGTAGCAGAATCAAACTGCTCACGGATACTGCTGATGTTAGCATCCACAGTGATCACATTGCTGGCTTCACTGATATCTAAATAGCTACCAGCGGCAATACTCTTGATGCCGTGAATTTTACTTGCTTCAACTGATGGGGTTGACAATAATGCTTGGTAAGATAGATAAGTGTAAGTTGTTTGTATACCTTTGCCGCCAGCTTGATCTTGGGTATCTAAACCAGAAACTGCAAAATTAAAAATATCACCAGGAGTAGTCTGAATAGGACCGGTAGTAAAATATGTATCGCCATAAGGGATGCCGGGCTCATCACGATCGTCAACTTGTTGATATAATAAAGATCCATTTTTGTAAACTTGTAGTGTGATTCTTTGGCCATTCGAGTCGCCTTGCTGCTCCAACATTACAGATAGTTCAGCATATGAAACATTTGCAGGAGTAACAAAGCTATTTCCTACTACAATGTTGCTAGTATCAAAAATACTACTAAATCCAGTAATATTACCATCTACAACAATGTTAGCTGATATTCCTACCTTAGCTGCTATAAGACTTTGTGTAACTGACGCACTTGAACCAGGTACTTCTCTAGACCCAGCATACAAGTTAATACCTGCGGCGCCTACATCTTCTACATCACCAACTAACGAAGCAGGTGTAATTTCTAAATTTGTATCATTGATTCTAATAAAGGCTTGACTGTTAGCAGAGTCGTAGAATATAGCACCATTAGATGTTGCACCAGTGTTTGGTATAACTAGTTCGCCAGTAAATGTCTTAGTGTTTGCTAAACTTTGATCGCCTGTGGTCCTAACTACAGTGTTGTCTACACTGATCACGCCATTGGCAAAGTCTACACCGTCGCCACCTGAGATATAGTTTTCCACTCTCTGATCGGTATAATAGAGATTGCTGACGCCTTCTAAGATGTTATCAGTGTCTAATGTGACCACACCTGTTTCACCGTTCACACTGTCCACGTTGGCAGTGATGCTGGTCAAGTATGCGTCCATTGCAGCATTGGCTCTGGCATCTGTGTAGTAGAGATTGGCATTGCCTTCTGCTAGATCATCTGTGCTTGTAGGCATCAAGAAATAGTTGACACCGTCGTTGCTGAACTCCCAGGTTTGTCCAGTGGCATCCCATCTGATGTTAGGTTTGTTAGCGTAGTTGCCGTCAACAAAAATCTGTGCATCCACACCTCCTACTAGATGACTGTCTATGCGACTTGTGGTAAAGTATAGGTTGGCATTGCCTTCTGATAAATCATCGGTGGTTTTATCTGCAAAGTCTGTGTCAAAGTCACTGCTTTTATAAGTGGTCACTGAGAACACACCGTTGGCACTGTCATAGCTGATATCGCCTGAAGCACTGACGTTGCTGCGCACACGTTCAGTGGTGTAGTAGAGGTTTGCACCTTCAGACAAATCAGTGGTGCTGTGATTTGAAATATCTGTGACTTGGCCAGTTACTGTGCCGGTTACATTGCCAGTGACATCACCCGTGACTGCACCAATCACATTGCCCGTGAACTCTGCATCTGTGCCGTCTGTGCCATTGCTGAGTATCACAGTGCCATTGTCAGCTTTTACATGACCAATGACATTTGCTTCAATGTCACTTGCGCTGGCTGTGCCAATGCTGATGCTGTTTGCTACAATAGTATCAAACTGCACATTGGCATCAGTGCCTACATTTTGACCTATGGAAATTTCTCCTGTGCTTGAATTGTAAACTACACCTGTGCCTCCACTGATGTTTGAACGCACTCTCTGTGCAGTGAAGTATAAATTTGTGCCTTCTAATAAATCAGTTGTGGTGTGGTTGGAAATATCTGTGACCTGGCCAGTTACCGTGCCTGTGACATCACCAACAATATTTGCTTCGATGTCTCCTGATACTGCAATAGCTTCACTGAAATCTATGCTGCCGCCATCAGTGTAAGAAATAATTGCATTTGAATTTGCACCTTGTAGAACCAACTTTGCTGTGTTGCTATCAGCATCGCTGTTGATTGTGAGGCTGTCGCCTTCCAATAGCGTTTGTGATTCTACAATGGTGATATCACGCTGAACAAATTCCCCTTCGACAGTGAGTTTGCCCTGTACTACTAGTTCTTCGTCAGAGTTGATATATGTGCGTTTTTTTATAGACATTGATATTCTCGCTGTGCGCTTTTGCTATGCAACTATTTATCAGTTTTGCTGTTTGAATTTTCGGTCATAAAAAAGCCCCTGCGAACAGGGGCTTTTGTTTCCAACAAAGAAACTAGTTCTTACTGGAAGCTCACGTTTGACAATGAGATTGCATCAACGTAGTCTGCTGCGTTACCCAGCGAGCTAGCTGTGTTGGTCAATTCTTTAAAACCATAACGTGTCATAAAGCTGACCACTGGCTCGAATGTAGCAGGATCCATCACAGGACCTGTGCTCATCAGTGGGATATATGGGCAGTAGAACGCAGGAGCATCTGTCTCAGATGAACCTTTGTAGCCGACCAATACTTTGGTACCGTCTGCTGCATAGTTGTCAACAAACACACGGATGGTGCCGTTCAATGTACCTGCAAACTTGGTGTTTGTGGGTGCTTCGAACGAACCTTCTGTGGTGCGAGCAAAAGTTGAAGTGCTTGCGCTCTGCAGGATTGTCAGTGCTTCTGGTGAAACCACAACGTAGTTACCAGCGCCACGACGTGTGCGAGCTGCAATGCGGTTAGCGGCACGGTTGATCTCAATAGCGAGAGCTGCGTGACGGTCACCAACAAATACACTCTGTCCTGACAGATTGTCAAAGTCCAGGCTTGTGCCTGCACCGGCCAAGTTACGCAGTGAGCCAATGATTTCTTGGTCAATTTCCACAACGATTTCTTGTGCTAGTGCTTGCATGATTTCTGCTTCAACGTCTAGGCCGTGCATTGCTTCTGCATCTTGTGCAGCTTCAAATGTCCAGCGTGCGCTCAAGCGTCTGGTTTTTGCTTCAACTGTTTCCTTCAAGATTTGAATGCTCATTTTGTTACCTGGCTGACCTTCAGCTGATGCTGTAGCATCTGGTGAACCTGCATAACTCTGAGCCAACTTGAATGGGCTTAGTGCTTCTTCGCCTGCCACTGCGCCGTCAGCTGTATCAGCATAACGCACACGCAATGTGTGGATTTGACCAACAGGACCAGTCATTGGCTGTACGCCGACCAGTTCGTTAGCAATCACCGACGGTAGTACACGTCGGATCAGGGGAAGCATTACTTTGTTTAATGTTGCGACTGAACCTGCACCAGTTGCACCTGTGCTTGCGGCCTCTGACAAATGACGCTTTGCGTTCTCGAGGACCACACCCATGGTTTCTTTGCGCTGACCGCTTAAACCTTCTGTCAGTGCTTCTTTGGTTGCGGACCAGTTGCTTTCAAATAGATTTGCCATTTCTTAACTCCTATTATTTTGAAAGTCCGGCTAATTTACGGATTGTGTCGATTTCAACAACACTTTCCGTGTTGTCATTGGCTTCTGCTTTCACAGATGCCTTCTTATTACCAGTGTGTTCTTTTGTCACTGATTCCTTGATTACATGCTTCTTTGGTCTGGGTGCTTCTTCATTCAAAACTGAGGGAAGATACTTGTTGAATGCTTCTTCCAGTTTTTCAGTTTTCACACTTTCCAACAAATCGCACATAACTTCTTTTTTGTCTTTGCCCAGTGGTTGCATCAAAGTGTCGAGCTTCTCTTTGCGAGAATAACGATCCTCTGCTACACTTGCCTTGCTTTCTGCCAGTTGGATTGCTTCATCACGTTGTGCAATCTGTTCTTGTGCTTCTGCAAGACGTTTCTCCATTGAGGCCAGTGTCTTTTGTACTTTGCGAATTTCTTTGGCTTCGTTGAGATAACTGCTGTTATACTCAGCTGCAAAAGCCTCAAAAAGACGTCTACCAAAGTCATTTTCTCGTGCTGCTGTGATGTCTTGTCTAAATGAGCTGACTTCTTCACTGATAATACCGTTGACAACTTTTTCAACTCGTTTGGCGGCATTTTTCACGAAGTCCTTTTTCGTTTCAGCTAGCTGACGCTTGCCTTCGCGAACCATTTTGACTTTCTGCTCTACCAGTGCTTGCTTGTCCTCATGGAACTCTTTGAGCTCTTCTGCCAGCTGAGTTGCAACAAAATCATCCAATTTTGCTACATGCTCGTTGACACGAGAACGATCGGCACGCAGTTCTTGAATCTCTTTGGCCACTGATTCTGTGACAAAGCGATCCAGGACTTGGGCATGTTTTTTCATAGCGGTACGATACTTAACTGCCTGTTCTGCGAGTGACTTCTTGTCTTCAGCTAGTTCTGCCATCTCAGCTGACAAACGCTCTGAAATGAAACTGTCCACTGCTTCTGCAATGAGACCTTTGTCATGTTCATAGCGTTGTGCAAACTCCTCACGAAGTTCTGCTGTGATTTCTTCACGTGCTTCTGACAACTGTGACTCCCAGGCTTCTTGAAGGCTTGTGCGAGCCTCTTGTGAAAGACCTGCACCTTCAAGTAGTTCGTTAAATGTAACTGCCATAGTAGTCTCCTACTTACCTTTTGTTAAGTTCGTTGATAAACTCAGCAATAGAGCTTACCAAATGCTTTTCTGCATTTCTGTCGTGTGTTACGTCAGCGGCTAACCTGTGAATGGCTTCGCCGCCACGCATGTTAAACAAACTCTCATAGATGGTCTTAGGATAAGCATCTGGAGCACTGGGCTGGGCCACAATGTCCACAGTTACAATATCAAATTCCGATACACGACCAGAATCATCAACATTGCCACTGCCACGACTACTTACACCCAGTTTTGCTCCGGCTTTTAGCAAGCTACGAGCAATGTTACCCATGGGAGTATCTATGATTTTGAGTTTTCCTACTCCGTCTGTGCCATTGCACTGCATGTCAGTGATGATATGGCTCACACGGTCAAGGTTGATCTGAAGCTCTTCTGGATGGTCTAGTTCGCCCAAAACAGTTTCGCCTTTGGTCAACCGTGATGTTACGCTTTCAACAGCACGCTTGATCTCTGTGGTGGGGTATACCCGACCATTTTGATTCTTTACATCACCTTGGATAAAAAGCCCTGCCATAAACAGGTCTTTGCCATCCTCGCTTTCCATGAGCTTGAGACCTGCATGGTCTGGGCTCATATATTCGTAAAGTTTACGTGCCATTTTATTTTACCTCACTTACTTACAAGTCACTTAGGACGCTTGCTCAACGGGCTCTTGCTGTTGCTGCCATCGGCATTTGATTTGCCGTCTTTGGCAGCAGGAGCTTTCTTGTGATCAACGTCAATGTTGTTGTCTGTGGGGTCCTGTTCTTTGGCTTCGGCGCCGTGGTTTTTCTTGCCTTCTGAGCCATCCTTGGCTTTCACAGGCGAACCTTGGCTGCTAACACTGCTGTGCTTGGGTGCTTTGGTGAAAGGTGATTCACCTTCTGCATCGCCTGCACCGCCCTTGGGCTCAGGCACTTTGTCTTGCAGAGCAGTTGCTTCTTCGAGATCTTCCATTTCGTCGAGATCGTATTCAACTGAATCCATCATCTCGTCTTCCATGTCGTCATCTGCATCCATGTCCATGTCCATGTCCATGCTGTCTGCGTCAACATCCATGTCCATGTCGTCCATGTCACCGTCTTGCGCTGAAATTAGTGATTCCAGTTCACGGCGCAGATCTTCTAAATCAGCTTCCATGTCCTCGACTTTGTCTTCGATGTCTTCATCAGCATCAGCGTCGGCATCAGCATCGGCATCCATGTCCATGTCCATGCTATCTGCATCTGCGTCAGCATCCATGTCCATGTCGTCCAGGTCTACTGACTCTTCGTCATCTTCCTCAGCTTCAACTGTGTCTTGGTGAATTTCTTCTTCGTCATCTGTGATTTCTTTTTCGAAATCCTTGGACTTGCTGTCTCGATGGATATCTTCTTCTACTTCGTCTGACTCGTCAAGCACGCGCTCGTATTCAGCACGAGCTTTAGCTACTACATATTCATGTAGGAGCTCTTCGGCTTTTTCCGTGTCTTCTGCAAGAAGGAGTTCGAGAATCTGTTCTAGATTTGACATTGTGGCTCTCCTAAACTCTTGAGTATTTTTTTAAGGCGCTATTGCCTTATACACTTTTTACTTATAGGAGATAGCTGAAATCACCGCGAAAACGGCGATTTTTTGGTCAAAAATTGCTTAGTTCTATTTAGTTTGGGTCAAACACTGCAAAAAACAGTGTTTTAATATAATTTTTCTGTAACAATCTACTCAGCGGGCATACCGTACATGCTGCTCACAAACTCGTCATGTTCGAGCTCTTCTGCACGCTTGATGTCACGGTATTTTCTCAGTTTGTTGAGCTGTTGCAGTGTGAGCACTGGTTTGCGTGTGTCTGATTCACTGCGTTGTGTGTATTGATCATGTTCTGGATCATAGAATTCTCTGAGTCTCATCAAAGTTCTCCTGGTTCTTCGCCGCCTGGACTTTCAGCATCTCCTAGGTCGTCTGCTCCACCTAGGTCTTCTATGCCGCCAAGATCAGCTTCGCCGCTGATGTCGCCTTCCGGAGAAGGACGAATGCCCATGCTGCCTAGACCCGGCATGTCACTGTCGGGCATGGTGCTGGGTTTTTGCTGTTTGTTTTCTTTGCGCCACAGTTCTTCGTTTCTGCGAATCTCGTCCTCTGTGAGGCCTAGATACTTTTCTAGTTTGAACTGGTTGCTCATGAACGGAATTCCTTGCACTTGCCCAAACAGTTGTGCACGTTCTGTTTCCAGTTGTAGTTCACGATAACTGCTGAAGTTCATAGGCTTGTTGAATTCTATGTAGAAATTACCGCTGTCCACTTCGATGCCTCGGTTTTTCAAAAACATCTTGAACTCATGATCCAGTTCTTCTTGCACTTGCCTCTGGAGGCGCTCAATGTATTTGGCAAAACGAAACTCTTGGATATAGGCAACTCCCACTTTGCCGTCATTGTACACAGCTGAGCCGTCCTCGGGTCCCGTGGGCAAGTAACTGCTGGGCACACGCAGACCGCGCATCAGGCGGTTGTTGAAGTATCTGAGATCATCAATTTGACCTAGGTTTTCACCGCCGGGCAGTGTGTCCACTTTGCTGCCGCGTCCGTCTGCTGTTTGTGCAAAGAAGTAATCTTCCAACATGCTCATGGGGTTATAGGCACTGTCAGCAATGGCATTGCCGTCTTTGTTTTTGTTGGGAATACGCTTTTGTTGTACTTCGTATTTGACCTGCTCCAGATACTGACGTGCCTTGTGTGGGGGCATGTTGCCCACATCAATGAAAAACACACGGCGTTCCGGTGCGCGGTGCACACGATAGATGATAATTGAATCTTCTAGTAGCTCTTTCTGCTTGAATAGTTTGAACACTGGTTCTAGGATGCTCACGCCAAATGGCCACACATTGTCCATGCCTTCTGTGAGGCTGATATGCACTATGTGTTCTGCAGGCACAGGAATACCCTGTTCAACACCGTCATCACCGCCAGTGATCCAGGTGCTGCCTTGTTTGGTGTTCACAGGACTCATGATGCCTGTGATGCCTTGTCCTGCGCCAAAAGGTCTGCCGTGGATGTGAGACACCTCTGAAGCGACCTGCTCCTGCAGATTCAGTGAGAGCTCTTTGACGAAATAGGCTTCAATTTTTTTGCCTTCGCTTTCATTGACAATGACTTTTTCCACATTGGCAGGATCTACCCAGTACAGCTCGTAGGTTTCAGGATCTCTGATAAAAATCTGATCACCGTACTTGCAGGTGTTGCGAAAAATGCGAAATGCACGTTTGTGCAGCTTGTTGAGCTTGCACCACTGATACAGTGAACGCGAGAGAATTTTGCTTTCTGTGTCGGAAGGGTCTTCGGCATACTCTAGGTGAAAAGGCAAGCCTGTGCCTTCATCTTCCTGGGTGCCGAACTCAGCAATGGTATCAAGTGCAGCATTGATCTCTGAGTCACCGTCCATGTTGTCATACTGCTGATAGCGTATGAGTCTGTTGGGCGAACCTGCATATACCTCAGGCAACCAGCTGGCATAGCGGCTGCTGGATGCTCCTGCACCGTCCACAGATGATGTTCCTTGGAGATTCAGTGGCAAACCACTGTTGTCTACTGGTGAAAAATGCTTGCGCCAGCTCATAGTATTCCTATATAGTGAAACTTGCTATTATTTATCCAATCCCACCAACAGCAACTAACTATCTCGAACAGTGTCTGTGAGTTCTCGAATCAATCTATTGGTTTTGTCTGAGCTCATGGCAATGCTGGCAAGTATTTCCTGCTGTGTTTTGTCTGTGCCACCTGCAGTTTGATTGGCAGTTTGTGCGGTAGTTTCTGTGGCCTGTGCGTTTTCCAGCTGTGGTGCAGGTGCATTTGCTCCGCCGCCTACAAGGTTCACACCGTATTCCACGATGCTTTGACCAGCACGCACTAGACCTTGGCCAATGCGCTCTGCTATGCCTTCTTCGTCGGGTTCAACACTGCGATTGACTGCTTCGATGGCTCTGGCACTGGCAAACATTGCATCACTGTCAAGGTCAGCAAATTTCTGGTAGACTTCTGCTATTTTATCCATGCTGAGTGCTGTTGCAGTGATGCCTTCAGCATTCATTGAGCCTATTCTCTCAAACAGATTCAACTGTTGGCTCTGTTTGTCTAGGTCTGCACCGCTGTCACCAAATAGACCATCTCTGCCCACTGTGCCACTGAACTCAGATAGGCTGTTTGTGATCTCTCCTATGGCCTGAGAGATGCTGACTATGTTTTCAGTGGGTATTGCACTGAGTCTTTCCACAACATCTGCTTGAGCTTCCAGCTTGATGGCTTCTGACTCTGCGCCTGCTGTTTTGATCTTGCTTACTGCTTCTGCTATTCCCTCTGCCACTGAAGCAATGCTAGTGCCGATGCTTTCCACATAAGAGCCCACACCTTCAAACACAGTCTTGATTGCATTGCCAACATTGCTGATCACAGTGCCAATGCCTTCCAGTGTGCTCTTGAACGCTTCTCCGAATGCTTCGATGCCAGGTGCAGCCACTCTCACTGCTAGTGCTATGCCATTGATGGCCACTGTGACAGCAGCAAGTCCTGCCAGAGCTGCAGGATTAGCAAATGCTCTTAGGCCTACTGCTAGGCGTTTGAGACCAGCACCTATTCCGCGTATCATGCCTCCGCCAGCTCTGCTTCCTGCTGTGGCCACTGTGCTTGCAGTGCTTGACGCAGCGTTGGCGCCTGCACCTGCGGCCACTTTAGCAAGCACTATTGGTGCTGCCGCTGCCATCAGTGCTTTAACACCCACTACGCTTAGAACTCCTAGTGCAATAGCACTCCAGTTGAGGCCATCTATCTGTGTTCTAGTCTCACCTGTTTCAGAATCCTTTACCTGTTTGGTGTCTACAAACATGCCAAACACTTTCATCAGTCCGCTGCCAATAGCAGACAGTATTTGGAATGCACTTTTCAAACCGTCAATGAAGCTTTTCACGCTTTCCTTGAACTGGTCAACATCAAAATCTTCAATGAACTGAACTACTCTATCAGTGAGTGTGCTGAGTTGTTCATCGGCAAAAACTCTTATTTTGTCTGCCAAGCTGGCAGTGGCATCGCCTGTGTCAAACAGTCTGGTGAACAAGCCCTGTGGACCTGTGAGTGCTGTGCCCACTGCAGACACACTGTTCATCAAGGACTGTAACACACTGTTTACACCTTCGCTGTCTTCTGTGAAAGCTTCAGCAAAGGCTTCCATAGGCCCGCTGAATGTGCCTGCTAGTCCTGTGAACAGTGATCCTAAACTGCCCTGCACCTGATTAAGTGCTTGATCAAAAGCCGCTGCGCCTTTGGCAAGACCTTCGACGTCAAAATCTTGACCGAGATTTTCTTCCAGATTGCGTGCGGCTGTTCTCAGTTGTGCCAGGCTCAAGGCCAGTGCTTCGCCTTGTGCACCCTGCATGGCCAATGTGGCCTGGAGTTCTTGAAAATCTGCACCGCTGAGACTGCTGGCTGCTTCCATGAACTCTTCATCGAGATTGTTGAGCATTCTCTGTGCGGCCTGAGGATCAGTTTTGCTGAGCTCGTTGGCAGCACGCACAGTTTCATTGATAGCTGTGCCTGCTTTGCTGTCCAGCACTGCCACAGCACTGAACAACTCTGCAGTGGCATCTGATCCAAATGCCACCACTTCGGTGGCAGCGGCGCCAATGGTGTTGATGAGAGTTTGGTCAAGACCTGCAGCAGATAGATCACCAAGTGCTCTCTCTATGCCTCGTGTGAAATCTCTGGCTGCTTCAGGATCCAGTTGAGCTGCAATGCTCTGTATTCTCAGTGCGGCTTGCGCATTGCTGGTGAGTGTTTCTTCGCTGGCTCCTCTGATGTCGTCAATGCTTTTGCCTAAAAGAGTTGTGGCTTCAAGCTGTTGATCAAAGAGGTCAGCACTGCGCTTGGCGGCACGGTTTGCATCCAATTCGTTGAGTATGCCCAATCTCTGTCTGCGATCAAGATCTTCGGCCAGTATATCGCTGGCTTCCGACATGGTCATACCAAATTCTGAACCAAAGTTGCTGGCTGTGGCAAATGCACTCTGCAGTTCTCCAAAGCTCTGCTTGCCCACTGTCTGCACCACATTGCTGTAGCCTGCCAATAGGTTTGCTGCTTGCTTGGCATTGAGTCCTAGTTGACGCACATTGGAGAGTGCATCAATGGCTGAACCGCCTGCATCTGTGAAGCCAACACCAACCTGCGTGAGTTCGCCTAGTGTGCTACCCACATTGAGCACAGAACTCTTGAGAATGCCAAATGCAGTGATCACCCCAGGCACTGCTTTCTTGCCTAGACTCATTAGACCTTGAGACGCTATCACCGTGGTTTCGCCTAGGTCTCTGGCAAAGCGGCCTCCGGCTGTGTCTTTCTCCACAGTGTCAATGAGTTCTTTGAAGTTTTCTGCTTGTTTTTTGCGAAACTCTTGTGTTTGTGCTTGCTCGTCTTTGTCTTGTTTGGTTTGTTCTTTGGCGTCATCAAGTTGTTTTTCATAGATGGCCATGGCTTCTTTGTTGCTGCCCAGCTGAGCCTCCATGATTTTTAGCATTTCCTGGCTGGTGCTCTCCAATGCAAAATTGGGCACATCAACAAAGTTGCCGTCAGGTAGTTGTATTTCAGCCATCTGTGATCTCTAAAAACGGTGTTTTATGGTGATAAATATTGTTCACACATACACAAACAATATTTATCTGTGCAATTAACAGGAGTTTTTACAGATGACAAACACACACAATCCACTCAGTGGATACTTTCGTTCTCCCAAGCTGTACACTCGTATTCCCACCATGGGTAGATTCTATGACCCAGACACACTGGAAATGCCAGAAACCGGCGAGTTGCCAGTGTTTGCCATGACAGCCAAGGACGAGATGATCATGAAGAACCCAGATGCACTGCTCAACGGCGAAGCTGTGGCACAGGTTATCCAGAGCTGTGTGCCAGCAGTGAAAAAGCCCAGGTCACTGATCAGCAACGATGTGGACACACTGTTGATTGCAATACAGGGTGCTACACAAGGCGACGACATTGAAGTTTCTGGCAAGTGCCCAACATGTGGCGCTGAAGATCGTGGCACAGTGAGTGCAGAAGGTATCCTAGAAACCATGACCACGCTAGAAGACTCATATACCTTTGACTTGCCCAATGGGTTGACCATTGAAATTCGTCCGTTCACCTATGAAAGCACAGTGAAAGCAGGTGTAGCCAATTTCAAAACCACACGCAGTCTGCAAAGTCTCACCAACATAGAAGATGAAATGGAACAGATGCGTGCATTCAATGAAAACTTTCAGCAGATTGCAGCCTTGAATTTTGATCTTGTGGTAGACAGTGTGGGCAGTATTTCAGGCACAGACAGTGAAGGCGAAAGATTCATTGTCACAGATCGCAACAGCATCCGCGAGTTCATGGAGAACACTGAGAGCTCTGTGGGCAAGCAGGTAGAAGAACGCATCAAAGAAGTCAATGCTGTGGGTGTGAACAAAACTGTGCAGTTGAACTGCGAAGAGCATGGTGAGTTTGAGCATGAGGTAGCGTTTGATCCTGTAAATTTTTCCACAGCTTCCTAGCTCACGCAGACACAGAAGATATCATAAACCTCCTAAATCGCCTGAGAAAGGAAGCAAGCAACCTAGAAAAAAGTCTTGTGGAAATTGCTGTTTACAGCAATGGCAGTATCTCATGGCAAGATGCCTATATGATGAGCACACAAGAACGAGAACTTGCAGTCAAGGCCATCAACAACTATCTCAAAATCAAAGCAGGCAAACCTGTCACTGAAGAGCTATAGTCATAGATAACACGCACAGCTCTCATTTGTACACAACATCAACACAAACTACACAGGCCTAACGGCCTTTTCAAACTGCGTTCATTCATTTCGCTTTCGCTTCATTCACTCACTGGTTTGAAAGAGTCTTCCTACTCAACAGAGTTAATCATACAATATAAGAGTATTCATGTAGATAGTGAGGTCATACGAAGCCTGTTCCTGGCAACGTATGACTCCGAAACTTCATGTGAGTAGCTTCGGCCACAACGGAAGGCAGGTGTTTTCAGCACACTCCTCTGGGCTCTGACCTTACCCAACCTGCGTCGATTTTTAATGACACCTCGCTTCAGTGTGCCAATGGGAGTTTTGTGCATGAGATTTCAACTGTTAAGACTGTGCAAACGTTTCTATCAGTGGACAGACGTTTTAGCATCCTCTCGGGTAGTGCACAGAATCAGCTCATAGCAGAAGCCTTGGCCTACCACCTCATTTCAGAGTGGATTCAGCAACGGTATTAGATCCGGCCCGTCAACCTTGTGTGCTATGTGTGTGTTGCCTATGAAAAATGTCAGTTGTTGTTTAAGTGCCTAGAACTAAGCCATGTGAGATAGTATGATGTGCCCTGTGATATGCCATGCGTGTGATAGTTATTTGCCTTTTAAGCCTTCTCTGAGTATTTTTGAACCACCAACACGTACATTGATGATTCCATTGTAGTAATCGTCCCGGAGCAGTACCTCTCTGTCAAACTGCTCTTTGGCTTCTAGATAGCTGGCAATGCCTCTGCTAGCGCAAAAATGCAGTATCTCTCTGGTGAACTGTTCTTGGCCCAGCTCTGCAACATCCTCATTGAGCTGATCCGAACTGCCCCAGTACTCTCGCCAGTCGCTCTCTTTGGTGCCACGTCTCTTGCGTTTTTTGCCTTTGAGCGGCGGTTTAGTGGTTTTAAACTGTGCCAGCTTTTTGCCCACATACTTCTTGCCGTTGACCTTGTTTGTGATCAAGTACACAAATGCTTCACAGCCTTCAGGAAGTTCATCTATGGGTTTCCCCTTGTATAGCCACTGACTCATCAAGGCTATTTACGAGATTCACTGATATATCCGGATGTTTCACGAAAGCCATCAGTCTATGTACTCTGTGTCTGTGTTGTATTCTGTGAAGCCGCCTGTTTTGACCACAGTGAGCACGTTGTTTACTCTGCCCACCAGCTCATCTTTGTGGCTAATCAGCATGATGTTTTTGCCCTGGTCTCTGTGCATTTTTTTCAACACACTCAACGAATTTTCCACACCCACACTGTCCATGCCTGAGTCAATGAGTTCATCCACACACATTAGGTTCATGGGTCGGTTCAAGCTCTCATAGATGTCACGAAATGCCCAGCTTATGCTGAGGATCAAACGGTTGCGTTCACCTCTGCTGAGGTTGTCAAAGTCTAGGTCTCTGCCAAATTCTGTGATTTCCACGCCCAAATCACTGCCAAATTCCACTTCGTGCGGCAAGCCAATGCGCTCTAGATAGTATGCTAGACGCTGGTTGAGATAGGCAATGTTCTGATCAATGATTTTTCTCCGAATAAACGAATCTTTGCTGGTCAACAGTTTGTACAAAAACTCTTGGTGTTCTCTGAGCTCAGTGAGCTCGTTGATTTTGTCAAAGCTCACTTCTTGCAGTGCAGTTTCTCTGAGACTGTCAATTTGTTCTGTGTATGGATTTTTTTCGTGTTGTTTCTGTGCGTACTGTTCTGCCAATGTTTCTAGATTGTGTTTGTGTTCATATGCAGATTCCACACTGTCATAGAATGTGTCTTTGGCATCGGGTACCTCACCCAGTTGTTCCAGTGCTTGATGTATCTCTGTGTGGCGAGTTTGCAGTTCTTTGTTGTATTTGGTTTCTTCAGATAGTTTGTCCTGCACACTTTTGATATATTGTTCGTGTGTGTGCAAGTGGGCTGTGCCTTGACCGCAGGCCGGACATACACCTTCGTTGGCCTGTTGCACATTGTGCTCACACTCTTCTAGAGTTTTGTTGCTGCGTTCAATGGTGGTGTTCAATTGCTTGAGCTCAGACTCCAGTGTGGATTGTGCATCTTTGAGCTCAGCAGCCTCTTGATTGTGTTTGTGTGCTGAAATCTCAGCATCCACATCCAGTTGATCCAGTGTTTTCAGTGTGTTTGCCAGCTCTGCTAGCTTTTCATCGTGCGACCTCTGCCATGCTCGACTGCGACTCTCAATTTCAGTGATGTTCTCTTCGATTCTCTTGTTGCTGGCCTCAATGGCATTGATTTCAATTTCTTCTTGCTTGATAAAATCTTTGGTGTTCTTGAGCTGTTCTTTGAGCACTTCTGCTTTGGCACTGAGATCAGTGATGCCCAGCAGCTGTTCAATCATGTCACGCTGATCAGCAGCTTTCATGCTCAGGAAAGGCTCGGTGTAGGTGTTCAATGCAATGATGTGCTTGAACATGTTGTGGGGAAAACCCACAATCTTTTCGATGTGTTTCTGTGTTTCTCTGCTATCGCCTTGGCTTTCGTTGTCGTCTTTTTCAACACCGTTCACATAGAGTTTGAGCACATTGGGCTTTCTGCCTCGCTCAATGCGATAGTCCACATCGTCAATTTCAAAGTCAACACTCACCATCATGCCCTTGCCGTTGGTCTTGTTGATGAGATTATCTCGGCGAATATTGGTGAGTGCTTCTCCATAGAGACCATAGCTGAGTGCATTGATAATGGTGGTTTTGCCTGTGCCGTTTCTGCTGCCTTCGCCGCCCAAGTCAAGATTGTGCCCCAGCACCAATGTGAGCTGACTGTTTTCAAAGTTTACTGCTTGAGTTTGTGCGCCAATGCTCATGAAGTTGCGTGCACTGACATTCTTGATTTTCAGCACTCTAGGTCTCCAGTTTTTGGTAGATCTCAATCAGCCTGTGTGGTTGCACTGTGTTGCTTTCCACAGTCTCCAGCTGACTGATCACGATGTGATCCACACTCTCAAAATTGATTTCAGCACCAGATTGATCCTGCTCTTGTTCTTTCACAGGTATCAGCTGAAGCTCTCTGACTCCGTATTGTTCAGAAAACTTTTCTCTGATAAAGTTGGCTTCTTCATAGGAAATGCCAATGTTTAGTTTAACACGTGCATAGGTATACCGGTCAAGAAGATTTTGATGATTGTCAATGAGATCACTGAGGTCAAACACCCGATACTTGGGACATTCTGGCCAGTTCACATACTGAGGTTCGCCGTCCCAGTCTAAGAACATTGCACCTCTGTGGTCATCGTCTACATCAGCATAGTTGTGCGGAAAAGCATTGCCCATGTAGTGAATGTTGTTTTTGTATTGACGTTTGTGAAAATGTCCCGAGAACACATACTCTGGTCCATTGAGGTGATCTGCATTGATGCCTCCGTGATCAGGCATTTCTACCAGTGCGTTCATCTTGAAGTGTGGCAACTCAAAGTGTCCAAACACATATCTTGACTTGGTCTTGACCACCTTGCGCCACTCGTCGCCCACAAGCCACGGCACCAGTGCTACACCGTCCTGTTCGATCACTTCGTCCACAAACACAAAGTTTTCCAGGTCTCTGGCAAACTCCACGCTGTTGAGATCTCGCTTGTCTTTGTAGTAGAGATCATGGTTGCCCACAATGAAGTACACAGTTTCAAATGCTTCATTGAGCTTTTTGAGATTGCGTATGCCTGTGTTCATGGTTGCCACATTTACACTGGCTCTGTGATGATTCCAGTCTCCCAAGAATATGCAGGTTTCACAGCCACGTGCCTTGCTCTCAGCAATGAACCAGTCCATGAAACGATCGCAATCATCTAGATGCACTTTGCTGTTTTGCTTGAGACCCAGATGAATGTCAGTGAAACAGGCAGCTTTTTTGAAAAGTTGACTCATAGGTCGTCGTAGGCTTCTGTGTTGTCAGTGACATCAGATTCCACACTTTCGCGAACTTTTCTCATTTCGTCTTCGTGCTTGACCTGACGACCCCAGCTGGGCAAATGTCCGCTGTCAATGAGAATATCGTCTCGAATGGTCTGGTTGCGTTTTTCCAAATTAAGCACCCGAGTAAAACTGTTGTTCACTGCCGCAGTGTAGTAGGCAAACGGATTATCAGACTTGTCCTCGTTGAACTGCAAGCCTACCTGGCTAAGCTGAACCAATGCAGCACCTCGCATTTCATCCACGTAGGTGTATCCACGCCAGTTTGCTCTGTGGCTGTAGCGCTCTACCAGCTTGAGATACATGCTGCCCAGCTTGTTGGTGATTTTGCCGTGGTCAGTGCAGAATTCCCCAGATTCGAGATCGCCCTTCCAGTGACTGCGAGCCACTTCAACCAGTTCATCATTGATAAAGGCATACTGCTTGAATGGAGGAAAGTTCACCTTGGCCTTGGTGTCTGCTTCTGTTTTTGGATTCTTCTTGCGTCCAGGCTCTTCAGGTATGTGTTCATAGGTCATCACACGAAACACCACTTCGTCGTTGCCGATGCTCTTCTGATCTATGGCAAAGTCTTTCTGCTTGGGTTTGTTGCGATAATCCTTTTTTTCGTGTTTGAGCATGGCCTCTGCATAGGCCTCTGACTGCATTCTGCTGGCGCGACTCTCACGTGCCTGCTTGATGGTGTTGCGATTGATGCGTTTGACATCATGCAAGATAATGTCAAACATGCTGTATCGTGGATCCATGAGCCAACAGAACGTCATCTTGCTTTTGTGAATCTCTTTGAGAATGTCTTTGTTGTTGAGATAGTTGGTCTTCTTTGGCGCTGTCATTGTTGCTCCGTGTGTCAGATGCGGAAATAGTTATAGGATACTTGTATATACTACAGTAATTTATGAGCATGTCAACTAGATTGTTGAAAATATTGAAGATTCTGGCCACCATTATATAAGCCGTTATTGTCTGAGATAAATACCTGTAACAACAGGAGAAATCATGCCTAGACGAATAATCAATGCAGCTTTGGGTGCAGGTGTAAACAGAATCAATCAGGAAATTGCTGATCGTGTCAGCGGTGTAGACAACCCATTGGTTCGCGGAGGCATTCAGAATCTCTTGGACACTGCACTGCCTGGTCTTGGCGGAGGCACACCTGATCTACGTGACAATGCTTTTGATGCACTTATTCAACAGCGAGTTGCACAAACCGCAGCAGAGTTCAGCACACAGGTTGCTTCTCCCACGCAAAACACAGCCAGCTCAGAAGAGCTTGCACAGAGCTACGACTGGCGTGCAAGGCTACGGCCCAAAAAAGGCGGTGAGGACAAGTTTTACTCTAGAGTAGGGGTGAGTGAAGAAATGGGTGGTCAAGCACTGATGGATCCTATCAAGCAGTCGGGCGGTCTTGTGTGGCAGAACACACCTAACATATTTGTCAGCGGCACTGCAGACTATGACAGTGCTCTCATGCAGGGCATGAACTATCCTATACGAACATTTGTGAACAGCACGCCTCCTGACCTACCAGTGCAGGCAGAATTCACTGCCAACGACACCTATGAAGCCAGATACATGTTGGCTGTGTTTGCATTTCTTCGGGGAGCAACCAAAGCCTACTTTGGAGATGCAGCAGTAGCATCCGGAGACTTTGGCACACCCCCACCGGTGTTGTTGTTTGAGTACATGGGCGATCATGGTTTCAACAAAGTGCCCGTGGTGATCTCAAACTACACCATACAGTACCCAGACAATGTGCACTATGTGCCCGTGACAGTGGGTGATACAGTGACCTATGTGCCCACAGTAAGCCAGATCACAATTGCACTGTTGCCCACGTACACTCCGCACAAACTGCGCAGACGCTTTGACTTGGATGCTGTGCGCAGTGGTGCTGCCTATCGAGACGGATTTGTTTGATGTCAAACAGCAACTATAGAAAAGACAGTTTTCTTCGCGGAGCATCAGTGATAGACAATCGTTTCCTGGGCGTTAACAATCTGCCACGCATACTGCGCACAGCCGAAGATGAGATCTATGAGATTGACCACAGCTATGATCAAAGGCCGGATCTACTGGCACACAAACTCTATGGCAATAGCCGCCTTTGGTGGGTGTTTTCTCAGAGAAATCCAGATGTGCTACGAGACCCAATCAGGGATTTTTCAGCAGGCACTCGCATTGTGGTTCCACCACGCAGTGCAGTTGAAAATGCACTGAAATAACACAGGTAACACAGACACACTATGATTATAAAGCCCGAAGAGCTACAAGATGATTTTGTCGGCAGAGTATATGGCAACATACTAGATCAGTTTGTGAATCCCACTTACAATCTCAAGCTCTACATGCTGAAAGACCCTAATCGTCCAGCGGAAAGTGTGCAAGGCAATACCTCAGATGAACTGACCAGAGACCCCAGTGACACTGTGGTGTTGGCTCAAACAGGTGTCACAGGCACACAGATAGACAATCTCATCATGAGGCACAAGATCAGTGCTTCGTCGGGCATCGTGACCACTGAGGTTGACTTTGCTATAACTCAGCCAGGTGCCGCAGATTTCCTTGATCAAATACAGCTGGCTCGAGCATATCTGGGTATACCGCTCACAACCACTGTGCCGCTGTTTTTGGAAATTGTGTTCAAGGGTTATACAGCAGATACCATTGATGATGAGAGCTCAGATCGCTTCGATGAAGATGCCGGCGGTGAACCAGTGACCATTGCAGGTCCGTTTCGCTACAAGCTCACACTGAGAAACATCTCAATGAGCATTGACAACACCGGCAGTTTCTATGAACTCAGCACCATGATTGAGAACAATCTTGCATTCACAGACAGCAAGTTTAGACTGCCTCAGGACATTACTACCACAGGAAGCACTATTTCTGAGCACGTGGAAAGTCTCAAAGAAGCACTCAACAAATATCACAGCGAAACAGCCACCAGTGAGATACCAGACGAGTTTGATTTTGATCTCAGCTATTTGGTTTCCGGAGAGACGCCCAGCGGGGCAGGCACTGCCGAAGACCCCAGACAAAGCAGTCAAAACATCATTGATGATGAGAGCTTGATCACCAGCACAGATTTTGATGCAGACGACATAAACCGTGTGCTCAATGAAACATTTGAAATTGGCAGTGCTGTTGACAAACGCACAGAGCTACAGCAAAACCCCACAGACGACACAGGCACTGTTACAGAGCAGGTGTTTGATGTTGACAGACTAGGTCTCACAGAGAAAACCAGCATCTATGATTTCTTCACTGTGTTGCTGAGCATGTGTCCAGAATACTACAGCAAAGTAACACGCAAAGCAGATATCACAGATCCAGATTCTGAGATCAGCAAAGATCAAGGCACAGTAACTTGGTTCCGCATCAACACTCGTGTAGAAACCATTGGCTATGACAAGACTCGCAAGGACTTTGCAAGGAGATACATCTATGTGCCCACGCTGTACAAAACAGCTCGCACAGATGTTGCCGTGGATGAAGACGAGCAGGATGTCAATGTTGAGGCTACGCGACGGAGACTCAGAGAAGTCATTGACAATGGAATGCTGTGGAAATCCTACAAGTACTTGTTCACTGGCGAAAACGATCAAATTCTCAACCTAGACATCAGATATGACAATGGCATTGCACTGTTGGCCGCACCCAAAGGCGGTACCACAGGCGACATCAACATCACCAACAGTGCAGTCACAGCGCCCACTGTTGACGAGAGTCAGGATGTTACACCACAAGGACAAGAGAGAGATCTCTTTGATCGCGCACTGGATTCCATCAAAAAAGATCTATTTGCCAGCTTTATTGGCAGCAGTGGCCTGCTGAGACCTGATCTCTTGGACTCCTTGATTGGCAATCTCTCAGACTCCCTGGGACGCAGTGCCGACGAGATCAGCAATATCTTTGCAGACACCACAGGACAGTTGGCACAACAGTTTGCCAATGAGCTGGACAGTCAAACACTCAATGAGATCACTGCAAACATCAACATCAACCCGACTCCTGCTCCGCCCAGTGAACCCACAGAAACAACCAACAACACAGACGGTGAAATCTACACGCCAGAGCTCAGTGGTTTTGCTTACAGTGCTGACATCATTGATCCTGCACAATACACTGTGGATTCTGAAACACTGTTGCAGAGAGGCTACATCACCTTTGATGATTTTCAAGAAGCAGTGGAAGTCACACAGGCCACAAACAAAAGCGAAGACATACCCAATCCCACTGCGGGCGCTACCACTCGATCTTTGGATCCCAGCAACAGACTGTTTGGTTATTTGGTCAGCCAACATGCTGCTGATCAATTCCTGGTGTTGCTGAACATGAAGTTGCGTGGCGATCCTTGGTATCTAGGCGGCGACGGCATTGACAGAAGCAACACAGAGAGAATCAATTTCAATGCAGATGAGAACACATTTTTTCTCACTGTGAAAGCCCCCATCAAATATGATCCTGATTGGACCGATGAAGACAGTGAGCTCAACAGTGGATTTTGGAAATATGATGGCATCAGTCGCACCTTCAGCGGATTATACACCATTGTTGGCTACACCACAGAGTTCTCGGGAGGACAATTCAGCATTGATGTAGAAGCAAGAAGAGAGCGTCTCAAGGTGGTCACAGCACAGGAACCCACTGAACAAGAATCCGATGAACCTTTGGTCACAGAAACCGGTCAGATAATTGGCGATGATGGTTTTGTTGCAGGCAGCATATAGATAGTCTTTTAATATGACAAACACAGGAACTTTCTAATAAGTACACACAATGTCAACATATAACAACAATCGCAGAAGCAGATCCAACCCGGCACAGAAGCGCCGCATGGAAAACGCACCAAAATTGGGCATCTATGTGGGCAAAGTCACAAGCACCAAAGACCTCAGTCGCACAGGACGCATGCAGGTTTTTATTGCAAGTCTAGCCAAAGACCCCACAGGCACAGAAGGTTACTATGATTGTGTGTGGACATCTCCGTTTGCTGGATCTACATCACCGTTGGCCATCGGCAATGACGTGGAAAACTTTGAACAGACCATCAAGAGCTATGGCATGTGGATGGTGCCGCCTGACATTGATAATTTGGTGCTTGTGGCCTTTGGAGACGGACAAGGCAAATATCCTTTTGTGATCAGCTGTTTGTATCCTGATCGCCTCACGCACATGGTGCCTGGCATGCCCTCAGGCAAAAGCTACAGTGACCCTGACATGCTGATGCCTGTGGCAGAAAAGAACAAACGCGACGAAAAAGCCACACACAATGACGCTACTCGTCCCATACATGCCAACATAGCAGAGAACATAATTGCACAAGGCTTGATCAATGATCCACTGAGAGGTGCTGGCACCAGCGGTAGTAGAAGAGAGAGCCCCAGCGAAGTGTTTGGTGTGCTCACTCCTGGTCCCAGAGACCCAGACAACGTGGATCACAGATTGGGCGGGCACCAGTTTGTGATGGATGACAATCTAAGCAGTCGACTTGTGCGCCTGAGAACAGCAGGCGGCAATCAGCTGTTAATGGATGACACCACTGGTGTGATCTACATGATCAACAAGAAAGGCACAGCATGGTTTGAAATGGGCACCAATGGTGACATACATGTGTACAGCGAAGGCAGCATAAACATGCGCTCCAAAGGCAACTTCAACCTGCGTGCTGACAAGAATGTGAACATTGAGGCAGGACAGGATCTACACCTCAAAGCTGTGGGCGACAACATTGGCGATCAGTATTTGGGCATCCCAGCACTGGGCGCACTGGGCATCCCTCCGCTGGGCAACGGTGGCAATCTCAGACTGGAAGCAGGTGCAGACCTCACACAGTATGCAGGGCTCAACGCGCAGCTCACTGCTTCGGGCGGTGATGTAGATATCAGCGCAGGTAGCAGATTTGCAGCCACTGCGTCAGGCCCACTGGGCGTAGATCTGTTGGCTGCCACAGGCCCAGTGAAGATGCAAAGCACACTGCCCACAAGTATATTGAGTGGCGCAGGAGTCAACATAACATCTGCAGCACCCACCAGCGTAACAGCACCATTGGTGTTGCTTAACAGTGGCGGTCCACAAGCATTGCCTGCTGTGCCTGCTGTGCCTGCGCCACAGATTGGCACACAAAGAAAGAAAGATGCACCCAAAACGCCTCCTGTGTTTGATCGTGAAGCAGCAATCAAAGGTGAGGCCAGTGCACTCACAGCTGGTGAACGCACAGGTCAGCAGGACAACATAAAAACCATTGTGACCACCATGCCCACTGCTGAGCCCTATGCAGGGCATGCACAATTTGATCCCGTGGCAGCTACCGAAGGTGAACCTGCTCTCAGCGAACAGAATGTAAACAATTTGCCCGCCAGTGCCACAGATCTGTCAGGCAAGCCAGTGGATGTAAACACGCCTGAGGGTTTTCAAGCAGGCAAAAATTTTGTAGACGATCTCGGCAACAATGTGCCAGGCTTGAATGACATCGGTGGTGCGGCTGGCGCAGTGGGTGACATTGCAGGCAATGCTTCAGCACAAGCACAGAATCTACTCAATGCCATACCACAGTTTGATTCCTTGAGCAACATTGCCAACAACTTCAAGAGCGCCGCACAGCAAAAGCTCTTGGAGATCACAGGACTCAACAATCTTGTTGCTGGCATCAAGGCTGCAATACCTCCTATACGCTTTCCAACCAGCAATGCACTAGCACAAAAAGTCATTGGCATTGGCAAACAGCTGGGCGAGCTGGAAGCACAACTCAAGCAATTTGCCATAGATGCTGCAGGCTTGCCCATGGATTTACTAGACGATGCCATAGGAGGCATGCGCGACAAAATAGGCAGTGTGATTGATCAAGCAAGCAGTTTTGAGGATCTGCAGAACAAACTAGGCGACCTAGGCATCGAAGCTATTCAAGATGGTGCCAGCACCATATTTCAAGATGAGTTTGGCAACAAACTGGTAGATGTCAGCAACGGCATTGGTCCCATAGGCGAGACACTGGGAGTTGCTTCAGACTTCAATCAAACCTATGAGAATGTCAAAGGTTCAATCAATGTGCCACTCAGTGAAAACCAGACTCAAGCCATTGCCAGTTTTGCCAATGACATCGGTGAAGAAAACTTCCAGAACAGCGGTGTGCTACAAGCACTCAACGAAGGCGCATATTCTGAAATACCCAGGCTGATGCAGGGCTGGAGTCTGAGATCTCCTAGACCAGGAGAAAAGGCAGTATTCAGCGACGACATGAAATCCAGACGCGAATGGGAAGCAGAACTGTTTCAGGTGCCCGACGAGATGAAGGTTGATTACATTCAAACTGATATTTCGGGTGGCAGTTTGAGCTTTCGAGAGCAAGCACAGCAGCTATCAGCAGAACGAGAAGAGTTTATTGCTGGCAAACAGGGCAACACTGCCGGCACACAGGGCTAGACAGTGTGTTTGTGCTCTAGTTGTTCCTTGAGTTCTACAATTCTCTGATAGGCTGCATACTTTTCACTGACTTCCTCAGCAATCTGTTTTTTCAACAGCTCAACTGTGTGTTCCAGTTGTTTGATGCGAGCTTGATGGTCTGTGTCAGTGAAATAGTGCATGGTTATTGTGCGCTGACGATGTCTTCCATGTCATTGAACTCCTGTGGCGGCTCAGACTTGATGTTGTAGCGAAAGTTGCCACTGAGATTGATAGTGTCAAAGGTGGAGTATCGTTTGGTTTTGCTGTCATACACACCCATGGTGATGTAGCGATTGCTGGTTTCAAAAATTTTAAAAAAGCGATGGCCTTCGTCTTTGTTGCGACGATCGGCTTTGCCCCAGATTTCATCAAAACGTCTGATTAAGTTGCGCATTTGTTATTTTGCCTTATGTGTATAAAAAACTATGACAGAAAATATTTACTAAGTGCGTGATCAAACAGAGATTTTTTTGGGCAAGTTGCTCACTATTATCTACGCAGTTATCTGCTTAGATAAATAACAATTATGGCATCATTCAAAGGATTTAGCACAGTCGATCAGGTACGAGCACCTTACACTCTCACTGATGCTGAGCTGGTGAAACGCGACCTGCTCAACGAATTGTACACTCGCAAAGGCGAGCGTGTGATGAGACCCAACTTTGGCAGCATTGTGTGGGATCTGCTCATGGATCCTAGCACTGCTCAACTCGACGAAGCAATCAAAGACGACATCAACACCATAGTCAAACGCGATCCCAGGATCACACTGCTTGACACACGGATTTTGGTGTTGGACCATGCAATCAGAGCAGAAATAGATCTGAGATTTGTGCCCACAGATACCGTAGACACGCTGTATCTGGAATACCAACGAGATATCACAGAAGGTACTGACTGATGACAGTGAGAAGACAACAGGCCCTGTTTGCGGCAGAAGACTGGAAGATTGCCTATAAGGCATATAGTCAAATTGATTTTCAAGCCTATGACTTTGACAGCATACGCAGTGCGATGGTTGAATACATTCGCACCAATTTTCCAGAAAACTTCAACGATTATGTGGAAAGTTCAGAATTTATTGCCATCATTGAAATGCTGGCTTATCTATCACAGAGCTTGGCATTTAGAATGGATGTCAACACACGCGAAAACTTTCTAGAAACTGCAGAAAGTCGCGAGAGTGTGTTCAACCTAGCACGCATGCTGGGCTACAACGCCAAGAGAAATATTCCTGCAAGCGGTTTGATGAAGATAGTCAGTGTGAAGACCACAGAGCCTATTCAAGACAGCTTGGGCAACGATCTCAACAACCGCACAGTGTTCTGGAACGATGCCAACAACTCTCAGAGCTATGAACAATTTTTGCTGATCATGAATGCCGCAATGAGCAAGACAAACCGATTTACTTCGCCAATCAAACAGGGCACAGTGGGCGGCGTGCGCACAGAACTCTATCAGTTCAACACACCTGCTAACTCGCCTATTACTTTCAACTTTGATCTCAGAATCAACGGTGTTAACAGAAACTTCAATGTGGTCAATCCAGACTTTGAAGACAACAGCAACTTTTTAGAGAGACATCCAGATCCCACAAACCTCTTCAACATGATCTATCGCAATGATGGCAAGGGTGTTGACAGCATTGACACAGGCTTCTTTGTGTTTGTGAGGCAGGGCACACTGAACTTTGTGGATTTCAACTATACTACGCCGCTGGAAAATCGTCTCGAAGATATTGCTGTGCAAAACATCAATGAAAACGATGTGTATCTACAGGAAATCACTGGCAGTGGATTGGTGTTGAACAAGTGGGAAAAAATATCAAATATCGTGGGCCAGACACTGAACTACAACAGCAAAGAACTAGACAACAGAAATCTCTATGCCATTGAAAATAGAGGCACAGACGGTATTCGACTGAGATTTGCAGATGGCAACTTTGGCAATGTGCCCACTGGCATCTATCGTTTTTGGCATCGCATCAGTGATCCTAGCCGCTATGTGGTACAGCCCGAAAATGCACGCAACATCTCAGTGAGCATACCCTATGAAGACCTAGAGGGCAGACCACAGAGTCTCACAGTGACATTCTCGTTGCAGAGGGCCATCGGCAACAGTTTGCCAGCAGAGAGCATCAATGCAATCAAACAGCGTGCCCCACAGGTCTACTACACACAAAACCGCATGGTGAATGCACAGGACTACAATGTCTTTCCAGAGTCACAGAGTGACAACATCACCAAAATACGTGCTATCAATCGAACACATGCTGGCCACAGTCGTTACATTGAAAGCAATGATCCCACCGGCACTTTCTACAATGTGGATACGTTTGCAGACGACGCTTATCTGTATCTCGAAGATTCCAAAATCACACAGTCAGTGATTATTGACAACACCACTACACCCACAGAAGTGGTCACTGGTGTCTTGCCAAACCTGCTCAAAGAACTGTCTGTGAACAACTTTGTATATCAGAGCATGAGAGATGCATGGACCAACATCGATCCTGACATTTTCCGCTTTCGCATTGAGGACAATGTGGTGTGGAATCCCCAGCCGGCTGCCAGTTCCGGCAAAACAGGATTTCTCACAGAAACATTCTCAGGAGCCGGAGAGATCAATGTGCTCACCAATCAAAGCACTCTCAGCAATGGTCAGCGTTTCATGGAAACACGTTTTCTCAAAGACAATGCGTTTTTGAAATTCGTTGACCCAGACAACCCCACAGACTACAAGTGGAGCCGTATCACTGAAGTTCTCAACAATGGACGACTCAGTGCTGGCCTAGTCACCAGCAGAGGACCCTGGACGCTCAGTGAAGAAGTTCCTGCCAGCTGGCAACTGATAGACACCATTGTGACTCTGAGAAAATTGTTCACCAATGCTGAAGCACAGGCCATTGAAGATGCTATTCGCGAAAGAAGAACCTTTGGCATAGGCTATGATCTCAGCTCAGATACCTGGTATGTGATACCAGGCACAGATATCAACACTGCAGACCGCACAGGAAATTTTGCCATCACAGATGTAAATGTGCGCACAGGCAGCAGCTGGCTGTTGTTGATGGAGTATGTGGAACAGTCAATGGCTGACAGTGCCAATTACATGTACAACCTCACAATGAGAGGTGAAAATTATGTGGTGCAGAGCAGAGACGATCTCAAATTCTACAATGTCAAGGATATCAAGGTGCTGGATCGCACAGGCCAGAGCAGCCAAGACACCATCACATTCACCACAGTAAACACCCGCCCTGGAGATGCCGAAACCTTTGAATGGATCGGCAGTGCCTGGCGCAACCAAGAGTTGCTCACTGAACATCCCACCAGAGGACTGCGTGTAGACCTACCACTGAAAACCCGCGATACCAGCTGGCAGGACATTGAAACCAAGTGGCAGAGCAATTTCGGCATTATCAAGAACAAAGGCACATTGGAAACCACTCTCACTGATCCTATTCAGCTGGTCAATGAATCCACTGTGCCTCTGAACACCTATCATCCTGTGGGTGCATTCAGCTCAGACAGCAACGTGGTTGTGGCCAACAATGTGGGCCGCATACAAACATTGCCCAGTGCGATCAATGTTACATTTACTGCTAACACTTTTGGTGATACCAGTGTCATAGGCACCTACAACGGTCAACGCGGTATACTCTATAAGCAAAACAGCTTGAATTCCAACAGCGAAGAAATATTCTTTGCACCTGCAGACGGTGGTCCAGCAATTTCTCTGGGCAGTGAACCGGATCCGGGCACAGTGAATCTGGGTACATCGCCTGACGCCAACAATGTTGGGCAGATCACAGTGGTCACAGACAACGAAGACGGCACTGGCGTGTTCACCTATGGCAGAATTCAAGACCAGAATCTCTTGAATCTAGACAGCGGCAGCAGAGACAAGTTGGTTGTGGAGTATGTAACCAATCGCCAACAGCTGGAAGACCCAATCAAGTGGGAGATCTCAGATGTATATCGTGAGCCAGACGGATACACTGACCCCAGAAAGGTCCGTGTGTCTCCCTTGGACAGCGACGGTGACTTGGTGCCTGATAGACCTAGACAGTTCACAGAGTTTGTGGACAGTACCAATTTGGTGTTGTTTGAAACGTTTCAAGACATTGACGGTTTCGCCAGCGATCGTCCTGTTAGCGGCGTAATAGTTGATTGGCGCAACGAAGATGAGATCTCAGTGACTTCTGAGACAATCACCGCAGGCGCAACCAGCATCACACGCTCACTGTCTGGCATCGACTGGCTGTTGTTGAAAAACCGCCAACTGGCATCTCAGCTAGAAGATCGTGTGCGTGCTCGTGGCATGGTAATTTATGCTGAGGAAGAAGACACAGTGTATGAACTAACACCAAGCAGCACACAGCCCAACACAGATATCAAACTGGTTGAAACCGATGAGTACTATGTGCGTCCGGGTCGGGGCGCCACGCAAAACACAGAGAATTTAGATCCACAGCCTGGTGTGATACGCTGGGAGCATGTGGCACCCAATGATGTGAGAATCGATCCCAGCATCTCTAATATTGTAGAGATGATTGTGCTCACCACCAGCTACTATGATCGGGTGAGACGCTGGCAGGCCAGACCTGTTGATGAGTTTCCTTTGGAACCCACCAGCGATCAACTCAGCGTGGAGTTTGAGAACCTCAACGAGTTCAAGAGCGCCAGTGATGTGCTGGCATTTCGCAGTGCACAATATCGTCTGCTGTTTGGGCCGCAGGCTGATCCAGAGTATCAGGCCAGATTCCGAGTGGTCAAACTCAGTGACCAGTTCAGCGACAATGAACTAAAAACCAGAATTATCTCTACCATAAATGAATACTTTGATGTGGACAACTGGGATTTTGGCGAAACATTCTATTTCACAGAACTCAGCACCTATATTCATCAGAGATTGGGCAGTGCTATTGGCAGCATTGTGATACTGCCCAAGCGAACCACAGGCAGATTGGGTGAACTGTTTCAGGTACAGAGTGATCCCAATGAGCTGTTTATCAGCACAGCCACAGTAAATGACATTGAGATTGTAAGCAGACTAGACAATCAAACACTCAGAGTTGATAGGTAAAAGGCAACCAACACATGGCAGATAAAAAGATCTACAAACGCTTACCGGCAGTACTACAAACAACAGCAATCAAGAATTTCTTTGAGAGCACAGTAGAACAACTGTTTAGCAAGAGCAATGTTGACAACATTCAAGGTTTTATAGGCTCCCAGCGCAGTGAGGACGCCGGCGCATCAGGCACATATCTACCAGAGCCCAGCATAACCAAGAGGTTCTATGGTTTGTCGCCCACTGTGAACACACTGAATCCCGACACTGGTGACAGCGAAAACTTGATTTACTATGACGAACTTGTTGATATACTCAAGACCTATGGTGTAGATGTTAGAGATCATAACAAAATTTTCTCAGAGAATTATAGCACATTCTTGCCGCCCATTGACATTGACAAGTTTGTAAACTACTCAGAATACTACTGGGCACCCAAAGGCCCCAGCACCATAGTGGTTCAAGGAACTCTAGAACATCCCGTTGATGTTGACCGTGATGTGCTAGGACAAACACAGTTCACACCACCGGGTGGCGTGCCATTTCGCAATGGCATGATTGTGGAATTCGGCGGCGATTTTGTTATTCCCAACACACGCTTGGGTGTAGAGTACATTGTGGAAGGTGTAGGAGAAAGCATTTTCTTTGTGCCCAAGGCAGACAACTTCAGCACACGTTTCAGCACACCCGGCGAAGATCAGTTTGATCTTGGACTCGAAGACACAGATGACACTGTGGAAACAGTTCACAGTTCTGCAGACTACCTCAGCAATGTAGAGATACTCAGTGGCGGTGTAGGCTATGTAGAACCCAAGCTGTTTGTGTACGACAACCCTTTGGTCAGTGTCACAGACAACAGCGGAGACAATATCAGTGCGCTCACACCATACTGGCAAGATGACCCTGCCAATGTGGATTTACGAACCACAGATCCCAGCACTGGTTTACAGAATGCTAACCTCATAAGCCTTGCGAGCATTGTTGACTATGAGACTCAACAGGGCATTCTCACAGAGTATGACACCGTGAAAGCTCTCTATGACAACAGTGAACTACGCACAGGTTCTGTGGCAGAGTTTGATCTTGGTGTGGATTCAGATCATAGCATCACAGATGTAGATATCACCAACAACAACAGCAGTGATCCCAAGCATCTGTACAGTGGCCAAGTACGCTATGTGCTCTATGACAAGCTAGTAGAACATCAAGCAAACCTATCACTCACTGCCGAACAAGCCACCGGCAACAGCACACCACAGGTGTTTGAGACCAGCGAGTTTGTGCTTGACAGTGTCACAGACATCAAAGTTGGACAACAGATAACAGGTTTATTCAAGGGCATTGTAAAAAACATTACTCCTGCTAGCAGAATCATAGAGCTGGAAGAACCAGTGCCTGTGACAGTTGGCATGTTTTCTCAGGATAGTACTCTGAGATTTCAGGGTCGTGGTTTTTCAGCAGACCTGAGATTTGACGATGTGCACACTGTCACAGAAGGCTCTGTGGTTACCATACTTGAATCTCAGCGTAAACCAGGTGTGAATCCCAACAACTTCAATGACTATTATGTGATCAATGCACTGCCTGGTTTTGACCAAGACGGTGGGCCGCCGTGGAGCGGCACAGACACGCAGGAAGTGTCAGACTACCTCTTACAACAACGCGGCGCAACCAACCGCAACGTGTGGAGTCGTGTAAACTTCTGGTATCATCGTCAAAACTTCGTAGATGCAGGCGACGAGTTGCCTCCTGTGAGTCAACGAGCCAAACGTCCTATCATTGAGTTTGATAGAAACTTGGAACTCTACAATCACGGCACAAACAGTCTAGGCTTTGTGAACACAGCATCCACAGAGCTTACCTTGGATGATATCAACGGTCGTCCGTCGGGCTTTCTCATCGATGGCGTGCCCACCGAAAATGCCAGCTTTATTTTCCCAGAAGGCAAGGTTGAGGATATTAAGTATGTGTATACCACAACCACAGTGCAAGATGATGTGGAAATAACGTTCAGCGACCCAGCTAATCCAGATCCCAGCAACATTGAAATTGCTGTTGTGGGCAACGTCACGCTTGGCGGTTTTGCTGAAAACGGATATGTTGACAGCATTGAGATCATCGACCCTGGTGCCAACTATACCAGCAATGTGGAAGTGGTTATCTCTCACAGTGCAGGACGAGATGCACAAGCAACTGCTGTGGTAGATGGCAGCGGCAGTATCACAGAAATACTGCTGTTTGACAGGACTCCTGAATCTGTGAGCTATGACGGTGAGTATGTCAATGTGAGATTCAACGGCAGCCACGGCCTCAGCGACGGAGACACAGTAAATGTGATCGGCGCTGATCCCTCTGAGTACAACGGAACGTATCAGATCATTGTGACATCCAGCAACGAGTTTTTGTATTTGCCCAAAATTAGGCCTAGTGCCGACACAGCAAGCACATTGCCCACTGTGAAAACAGGCGGTCGCAGCTACTATGAAACTGGCCTTGTGAGAGTTACACGTCTCCCTGATCCTAATCTAAATCCCGAAGACGCTGTTGATGGCGATGAAAATTTTGTACCCTTGGAAGCACAACCAGGAGATATTGTGCAGGTCACTGGTGGCAGTGTGGCACTTGGACGTGAGTATGTTTTTGAAAGCACCGAGTGGAGTGTGGCACAGGAAAAAGTCACTGTGAACCAAGCGCCGCTGTTTAATCTCTATGACACCTCAGGTCGTTATCTAGGCGACAATGGTGTATATCCCAACAACAACTTTGCAGGTTCTAAGATATTTGGCTATGCAACCACAGCGCCAGACAGTGATTCTGTGCTGGGCACACAGCCAGACACAGAGCTAGGTTTTCCAGTGGTGTTCAAACAGTTCAAAGCCACCAGTGAAATTGTGTTTGAAAATTATTTGGATACCAGCAGTTACAGTTATAGGCCACTGGGAGCAGACAGTGATCTTGATGTCACTGGCTACTACTATTACAAACTGTTAACCGAGCCCGTGGGTTATCACAGTGCATGGAAAGTGGTCGATGATCGCAGCACACAGAGAATCTACACTGTTTACAACATCACACAGATCGAAGTAGATCAACAGCGTGTGAATTATTTTGTAGGCTGTTTGCCTGAGCTTGATAGCTCTGCGCCCAGCGGCTATGACATACGTGTGAGAGTCAACGGAGAAATACGCACAGACTACACCTATGGCACCACACAAAGCGGCTACATTGACTTTGAGAGCTTTGATCTGTCAGCTGGCGATCTACTGGAAATCGATGCCTATGGCGAGGAAGGCCTTTTTGACATCAACACAGCCAGCAAGTATGAATTGCCATTGGGTTGGAGTAGAAATCCCGAAAACCAAGACATATTGTATACTAGCGAACCAGAATTTCTGGAACATTTTCGCAGATATCTAAGTGATCAACCAGGCTTCCGGGGCGATGTGTTTGCCAACAACAACAGTTCTAGTATCCCGTTGAATCCGAGGCATGCTACCGAGATTGTAAACACCACACAAGACATCATGCTGGGTGCATTTCTCATTGACGATCAACCTCACAACTTGGTTGATGCACTGAGATTTACTGCATTGGAGTACAGCAAATACAAGAACCGGGTGCAAGCAGAAATTGATCGCTACAATCAACTCAACAACATTGACAGTCTTGGTGTTGACGCAGTGCTAGAGCAGGTGCTGAGAAATGTGATCAGTTTCAAAGTGGGCAACGAAGTTTTCAATAGAACCTATGTGATGCCGTTTGGTGACAACTATGAAGAAGAAACTTTCACAGTTGCACTAAATCAAACAGACTTTGTGTTGTCTACATCACTGGACTTTAATCAACTGGAAAACACATTGTTGGTGTTTCACAATGGCAACTTGCTGAGAATTGACAACTGCTATGTGTTGTCAGATCATGCGCCTATTACTATCACAGTTCAAAATGAAGTGGGACTACAGCCCGGCGATACCATCACAGCACGTATCTACAACAGTGAGCGCGACAGTGCACAGTGCCCGCCAACGCCAAGCACCATGGGATTATTTCCACTGTACATTCCTACTATACTGGTGGATGACAGCTATCAGACTCCGGTGGAAGTGATACTGGGTCACGACGGCAGTCGCACACCAATCAAAGGTGACAGCAGAGATCACATATTACTGGAATATGAGAAACGCATCTACAATGCTGCCAAGAAAGAATTCCGAGAAGCCAACAGTTTGCCAGAGTACAATCTAGCAAATGTGCGTGCAGGGGCATTCCGAGACACTGGATATGCATACACAGAGTTCTATGATCTAATGCGCAACAGCTTTTCGCGTTGGACTGTGGATAACACAGTGGATGCAGTGACCAACGAATACTTTGACTTAGACAACGAATTCACCTGGAATTATGGTACACAGGCTCTTCCAGGACACTGGCGTGGTATCTATGAATACTACTACGACACTGTGAGACCTCACACACATCCCTGGGAGATGCTGGGCTTCACAGAAGAGCCACTGTGGTGGGACACAGAGTATACCAGACAAGAAATCAATCAGCGAGATGAGGTGATTTCAATCTTGTCCTATGGCCCCGACAACACACGTCTGTGGCAGGATCTGGAACAGGGCATTATTCGGCAGGGTCCCAGAGAAAACTTCTCCGACGGTAGATATTTACTTGATAATCCATATCGCAGGGTTGGCCTTAGTGAAATTATTCCTGTGGACAACAATGGCGAGTTGATATCTCCTTTCCGTTTGTTCAGCACAGGCACCACGCAGATATTAGAGCAGTGGCAAAATTCTGTGACTGGCAACAACGATCCTGACTATGCGTTCCGCACCAGCAGTTTTCAGCAAGTAAACAGCTTGAATGTGAGCTATGACACATCAGGCGGTATCAGCGGCAACGGCAATGTGTATGTGAGTACCACAGAAAACTCTGTGAGTATTCCGCGCAAAGACCTCAATGTGCTTGTTCGAGACGAATCGCCTATGCCCGATGACAAAATTGTTGCTGTGTTGGTAAATGGTGAACCAGTGTACGGCATCAAGTCGCCAGACAGCTGGAACAACCAAGATGTGTGGCACTACAATCTAGGCTACGATTACACCCTGCAAGACCAACTGAGGGTGATCACACCTCAGGTGTTAGGCATCAGCAACTGGGACAGTGAATCACACTCCCCCGTGGTGGGCTGGGCATCTGATGGCTTGCCTATCTACGGTCCATATGGCTATGAAGATCCCAGTGATAGCAACAGCAGCATTGTTGCTATTCGCTCGCCTTGGGTGTTACGTGAAGCCAACAACAGGCAGATCAACCCCGGCGGTGCACACACTGGTGTTTTCATTGAAGATTACAAATATGATGCCACACTAAGCGGACAACCAGGTTATACAGGAAAACACAATCAGAGATACGGCGTAACACCTGACAGCCCCACACAGCCAATCTACTACTATGTGCTCACTGTGGATGAAAATCTAGAACCTGCATTTCCCTATCATGTGGGCGGTGGCACCACAAATGTAGACCAATGGGCAAACAACTATTTCAGCACAGCACCTCTCAGAGGACGTATCTCAGATGTGCTAGTGCAAGAGCAAGGTGCTCTCTATGATCCTGCAAACACCACTATTGCAATCACCGACAGCAATGGCAATGACACAGCAACAGCAAATGCTGTGATAGAGGATGGACACATTGTTGATGTGGTTGTCACAGATGCAGGCAGTGGTTACAGCGAAGCACAGGCCACAGTGGTTGATTCATCGGGATCGGGTGTGCGTGCCAAGCTGGATGTGGTGGTTAGCACCAGCGATAACAGCACAGGCAACAGTTTTGTAAACACAGATGCCACAGCCAGCATAGTCAGTGTGCTAGATACACAATTGGTCAGAGACGGCAATGAAATCAGCAACAACTGGAAGTTTGGCGATGTTGCACCTGCAGAGTATGCTTGGCGCAGCACTGAACAATATCCATTTGCTGTAGCAGAAGCACTGTTGCTGGCCAAGCCGGGCAGGTTTGCTAGAATATTCAGCGAGCCCAGCAAACTGCATAGACCAGACATCGACCGACGCATGCTGTTAAATCGAGACACCAACAAACGCTGGCAGTTCCTGGATCCTGCTCAGTTTTCTGTGCATGGCGACATTGACAACAACGGTAATTTTGTCACCAATGTGGGCTACACACAGTTTATCAACAGTTGGCTCAAGTTCCAGGGTCTTGACACAGATGTGGATTTTGTGCCCAAACTGAGAACACTCAACATGAAACTGTCTCATCGCATGAGTGGTTACATCGACAAAGACACACTCACTGTGAGAACAGATCAGTACAGCAATGATGGTAATGCCACCAGCTTGATTGTGCCGCAGAAAAACATATCAGTGGCAGTTCACAGCTCGCCTAATAAAACGCGCAACTTCTACAGTGGTGTGCAGATAGAAAAAACTCTAGGCGGTTATCGTCTACGGGGCTATGACAGAAATCAAGGCTATTTCAGCATCTTGGAAAGCGACCAAACTGGTCCCAGGCAGAGAGTCACTGTCGGCGGTGAGCCTGCCAGCTATGTGCCATGGGAGCCAAATCAAACCTATCGCAAAGATGCCATTGTTGAACGCCTAGGCAATTTTTATCAGGCCAAACTCACAGTGAGCTCAGGCACAGAGTTTGACAAGTCACTGTGGACACGTTTGCCTAGTCTGCCACAAATTGGTGGTGCAACCAGCACGCTCTATCAGAGAACCACAGGCCGCACACTGAGAGTAAACTACGAAACTGAATTTGACAGCATAGATCAAGTCTATGATTTCTTGATTAGCTTGGGTAGATATCAACAGAGAAGCGGCTATGACTTTGGCGACTACGATGAAGCAATTGCTGATGTCAGAGACTGGAGTTATGCTGCCAAGCAATTTTTGTTCTGGACCACAGGACAATGGGAAGTTGGCAACACTCTTGAACTATCTCCCTTGGCTCCGCGCGTTGCATTTTCAGTGCCCACAGGATTTATTTCCAAGATCAATAGGAGCGACAGAGAACAGTTCTCCGTTGTGAATGCTGCAGGGGCAGTGATTGATCCTCAGCAATGTGAAATTGTTCGACAAGATAATCGCATAGAGATTGCACCGCCAGCAGGTGATCAGATCTACGGTGTGCTGTTATACACCAAAGAAATCGAACATGCAATGACCTTAGACAATCTCACTGAGTTTGCTGATGTGATCTACAATCCGGTGATCAATCAGAAACACTCGCGTCTCAAGGTCACAGGCACCCGAACCCGTAATTGGACAGGCAAATTGCTGTCTGAGGGTTTTGTGATTGACGAAGATGAACTCAAACCCAACTTGGACAATCTTGCAGAGAGCCTTGGCAGATATCATGAGCTAGGTTTTATTCCTGTTGAAAAGCAGGTCTACGAACAGGCACGTGCACTGTTTGGCTACACAGACAGGGAGTACCTCAGAGAGCTTGACATCATAGATGATCAGCAGTTTGACTTCTACAAAGGCATGATACAGAGCAAAGGCACCGACAGCAGTCTCACTCGCATTGGTCGCAGCAAAACTGTAGCAGAAGGCAACATCTCTGTGTACAGTGAATGGGCACTGAGGGTTGCTGATTTCGGTGATACTGAGAGCGATCAAAGCCTCGAACTTCAAGTAAACAAATCAGACATTGTGCAGAATCCACAGTTGATCACACTGGCACTGCCCGAAGACATCACCAACAGTGTAGAGCGTATAGATGTGCTAGAAGCAAAATTTGTCTACACCAGCACACCCGAAATTGAGTTGCCGGCTCCGGCTGATCCAACTGGCACACAAGCTCTTGCCGCTGCCACACTAGACTCCACTGGCAAATTGAGTTCAATCACTGTAACTGAAGCAGGCAGTGGTTATGGTGCTAGCATTGGTGCAGACGTGATCGCTGCCAACGTGCTGGTGGACAGTGAAAGCACACGTTTTGTGGAAGTTGCAGCTACACCGCTTGCCAACAACATCATTGACTTTGATCAACCGGAAATTGTGTTTTCTGTGACAGACAACATCAGTGGCGCAAACATTGACGCTGTAGTACCTGCCAACGGCAATGTGGTAATTGAGGATGTGCTCAGTGAAATCAACAGCAATGCACTAGTCAACAGTCATCTCACAATGCGTGCTTTTTCAAATCTCAACAACGGCAACGTGGTATACAATGTGAGACTAAGCGGCTCAGACTTTACAGTAACAGACGGCGCTAACATAGGTGTCGCCAATGGCAGCTATCAGCCCGTGCAGAAATACGCCATAGACACCGCAACCAACAGCGAACCTGAGATTGATATCAACGATGTTACTGTGCTTGTCGACGGACAAGTGGTACCCAGTGCTCAAGGCAATGTTACAAACTGGACATTCTCGGCTTCTAACACAATCACAGTTACCAGTGATAGCGTTTATCCAGAGAATGCAAATGCCAATAGTTCGGCTTCATTTGCATTGGGAACAACTGTTACCAACATCGAAACTGACAGCAACGGCCGCTATAGGTATCTAGAACTTTACATCAACGGTGTGCGTGTTACAAATATTCGCAACGGATTGGGCGTAGATGCCAACACTGGCTTGCCGCTGTACAGTGGCACTGTGTATGAAATTGTGGGCGGCAACACACTGCGTTTTCCAGACATCAATCTCATACCCAAACAAGCATTAGCAGAGCTCTATGATCCACCGTTGGAGCAGGCCATAGAATACAATGAACAGCGTGAACTCTACTATGGTTTTAACAGCGACACAGAGTTCCGCTTGGTGGAAAAGGCCACTGTGGAGTTTGACAACAGCTATCAAGGCGACCTGCCGGGCAAGACATTGAATATCCGTGTAACCAGCAAAGACCGTATTGCTGTGCGCACACAAACAGTGAGAAGTTTCGAAATAACACCAGATGCACAAGATGATGATGTGTTGTTCATTGACATCGACAATGCAGACAAGTTTTTGAAACGTCCCAGCGATGTTGCAGACAAAGGCCTCTGGCCAACCATGTCGGCAGTTGATGCCAGTGGGGTCACAGATTCGCGTTATCCCACAATACGCAATTCTGGCTATGTCAATGCAAGCAATGTGAATTTTCAAGCCTATGACATAGGCAGTTTGCCTGATCTCTTCAGCGACGATGTGATTATCAAGCCTGACAGCGGAGACCTAATTCACATTGCGGTCAGCGAAAATCGAGACTGGAATGTGTATCGCATGTCACAGGTAAACACCAATGAGAGTTTCTTGTTCCGCAACGAAGACGGTGATGTTAGCCTATACACAGATGTAAGCCTGTTTAACTTCTTGGACGGTAATCAAATTGGCGAAGATAACACAGGCAGGTTCTTGGATTATGTGCTCACATTGAAAAATGCCAACATCAGTGATACTGTGGTTGTGTGGCGCAATGAGGATATTGTGCAGGCACAACAGTACGATCTCAGAGAGTTTGAGGCGCCCAGAATGGTTGAAGCACGTATCGCCAGCATTGGACCTGCAGATCTCACAGAAATCACAGATCTCCAGCCCGCAACGTCACGCACACTGCAGAATCTTACACTAACACCGTTGGACAACACCAGCAACACAGTGTTGGTAACATCACCAGACTTAGGTGATCTCAGAGAAGGCGATGCTGTGCAGTTGATTGACAATGTGGGAATTTCCTATGTGTCAGAAGCCAAACACACAGTGGACACAGGCAACAACACAATCACAATGAGTGCACAAACTGTGGAATCTATTAGTGTTGACAGCAACGGCGACGGCTATGATTTTGTGCCCAATGTAACTGTTGACACAGGCACTGCAGAAGGCAACACACAGGCAGTTGCAGTTGTAGCAGGCTCCATCGACAGTGTTGATATCTCAGGTACCTCAGATCACAGTGAAGCTGACGCTTATCTCACGGGCCCGGGCAACAATGCCGATATTCAAGTAGACATTGTTGACGGCAGTGTCACTGCAATCAACATCATAGACCCGGGTTCAGAGTACAACACAAGTGCTCTGCCCTCTGTGTCCATTGAATCGCCTGCAAACGGTGTTACTGCTAATGCAGAGGTTACTTCTGATGACATTGATGATACCACAGGCAGCTTGCTGAGAATCAGAGTAACAGACCCGGGTTCTGGATACACAGCAAGTCAAAGACCCAATGTAACCATCGATCCGTCGCCCACAGGCAACGACGCCACAGCATCAGCTGTGATCACAGGCAACATTGCTGTTGATGTCATAGACGGCGGCAACGGTTATGTGGTTGGAGACAGCAATATTGAAGTCGTTGGCAATGGCACTTATGCTGATGCCTCATTGAATATCACAGGAAGTGTGAATCAAGTGCTAGTGCAAAACACTGCAGTGGGTTACACCGGTGTGCCTGATGTGACCATTGAAGCACCTCTCAGTGGCAACACAGCCACAGCAACCGCAGTGATGAACACTGGCGTTGACCGTATACAAGAAGCTGCAAACATCAGCTCAGACGGCAATGTGTATGTGTCACTGACAGGCAATGTGAGTTTTGTAACAGCAGGCAACAGCAATGCCGATCTTACGCAACGTGATCTAGACAATGTGCGTCAGGCAAGACTGATACTGGCTAACAGCTATTTGGTTGAAAACCTTGATGCCAACACGGGCACATTTGAGCTTGCGGACACTGTGTTCTCAGATACTCAACCTTTGGGCGAGTTTGTGCTGTCTGCAAATGCCACAACCTCAGATAACAGCATTGTAATACAAGGTACTCCGGGTCTAGTTGACGGAGACGTGGTATTTTACAACAGCAACGTGCTGGGTAATATCTCCGGTGTCACAGTAACCAATACCACCACCACTATCAACATGGACAGCAATCTCACTGCCAATGTGTCTGCTGGCGAACAAGTGTCAATTGTAGGCGACAGTGTGTGGCAAGAAGGAGTCATTGACGTCACAGGATACACTGTGAAGATACGCAGACAGTTCGAGCCCTTGGCCAGCAATGCTACCTATCACACAGTGAACAATCTCACATTAAACAGCTTTACCATTGAAAGTGCAAATGTCACTGACTCAGTGAATGCAATTGGCGTGCATCTCAATCAGTCAGAAATCACAGTGAACAATCACAATCAACAGGTTGGCGATTTTGTGAGGCTGGATACCAACACAGTGTCTGGTCGCTATCAGATTCAGCGAATTCAAGGCAACACCATGGTGATAGATGCACCGTTCCGCAGTGGTTTCACTGAAGGAAACATCATTGGCAGAGGGGTAGAGATCAAAACCACAAACCCACACACCATTACATCTGTGTATGCTGCCAACAACAAGCGTGTGGCAGTGCACTTTGCTGAACCATTGTATTACAACAAGGTTTATCCTATCAGTCGTGTCACACCAGACAGTTTGATTGTGGACGGGTTTTGGCCTCAAGACGACACAGAGCATGTGTTCTATGAAGAACGCTATGGCACAGTGAACAGTGCAGAACCTTTGTTTGTGCCAGGCGATGCTAACTCAGCAGTGAGTGCCAACGCACTGTCGGCCACTAATGTCATAGAACTCAGCCGCAACAGCAGACTCAATGACATGGTTGCACACTATAGCAGTAACAGTGCAGTGATCAGCAGCAAGCATGTAACTGTGTTTGATCTATTCACGGATTCCGCAGGCACGCCACTGAGTGCAGTTCAACTAGTAGACGAACAGTCAGCAGGCAATACAGTGAACTATGTAAACACTGTGGCGGTTGTTGACCCTGAGGCACTGCCTGACAACAATGTCAGTGTAGAAGTAATGGTCACACGCCAAATACTGAGGTCAGACAATAGATATCCTGTGTTAACCACATTGGACCACAATCGCATGTTTGTGAATGGTTCTGCTATTGAGATTGACAGCTATAATAATCCTGAAGCTCTAACTGCCAGTATCAACAGAAACATTGGGCTGAGAAGAGCAATGACCAAAGAACGGGCAACAGGCTTTGGCATGAACTTTTTGATGCTGAATGATCCTAACACTCCTGTGTTGGAGAACAGATCAGCATCTGAGATTGACGGCTATGGTCCATATCTCAGAGATGAAAACCTCATTTCAAGACTCAGCGGTGGCGCTACAAACACCACCGAAGAGCTAGAACTCACGGTTCCTGGAGAATCCAACGAAGACTCTGTGTTTAACAAAGGTTCAATATTGATTGGTCCTCATCGTGGCCTATTTTACTATGAGCCTAGCACAGGTATTCAGTATATGTGGAATTCTAGATCAGGCGAATATCGTCCCGTGAATCTCAGTGCTGAGCAAACACAGCAGTTGGATATTGCCTATCGTGACACAGCGTCACTGAAAGCCCCTGAGTTTCATATAGATGCCAAAGAAACCACAAGATCAATCACAGAGTGGCGGGCCACCACACAAACAGAAAAAGAGCGTCGCGATGCCGTGCTCAACGACAATGGAAATCCTGTGACTGCTATTGTGTACGGCAAAGACACAGTGGTTAGCCGCGGGGGTAGATACTATGTGGCAACATCAGATATCAACTATCAAGACAATGTAACGTTCAACAACAGCCTGTGGAGAGAAGTTTCAGATAGCGTTGAGCTGTCAGCACTTACTTCCAACTCTACATTAACACTGACTTCTGTGCCGGGCACAGGACTAAGAACAACAGGAAATCCTGTGCCCGGCACACGCTTGCCTGGATATTTGATGACCACAACAAAACAATTTCAAGTAGGCGCCGAGACCCACACACTGTGGAGATATCGACTTAGACCCAACCCAGAGAACAGCTTCCTGATCTATGAAGCAGTACAGCATGCAGACAGCAGTGAGCCCTATTATATACTCATTGACAAATCAGCGCCTCTCACTGTGTCACATGATTTCTATGGCACTATAAACGCTCACAGCGACATGGGTGTGTACACTGATGTCAAAGACACTGACACTGCTCAAGGCAGAGATTACGATTTCACTGACTACTACTACGACAACCATGTGGACATAGAACTCAATGGCAACAACAAACTGACCAACGCCAGTGATCCCGTACAGAGAAGAAGATCGGAATCTTATGTGATTGACTTGCCTGCAGTTGAGCCTGCTATGCCTTTGAACAGTCAGATCATACCAGAACCGTTTGCTGTACAAGGCGGTAACGGCACTGATGCCAGAGAAAACTTCCTGTCGCTGCCTAGATTAACTGTTTCTAGCACACAAGAAGGCAACCCAATTGTTGACAATGATGATACCAAGCCTCTGGGAGAAGCAGAGATCACTGTGCAAGAACCTGGCTACAACAGATTTTTACTGTGGACTCCAGGATTAACACCGGGCAAATGGAGCCCGGCATATCAGGGCCCAGGTCCTCTGCCCGGAGCAGGCAATAACAACGTGGGCATTGGCTATGGGCGCGGTTATCACACAGCCGGAGACAATCATCTGTCAGGTGAATATCCAGTAATACCATACAACGGCTATGACAAACCGTTGCCCAGGTTGCTGTATACCAGAAAATACAGTGTGAGTCCTGCTGTGAACAACTACGTTACCAGTGTTTACACAGATAGCAACGGTCGAGAACTCACAGAGCAGGAAGTGCTAGACCTACTGGCTGAAGGCAAAACAGTAAATTACTCAGAGATAACACCCGACTTATCGGACCAAGGAAACACAGATATAAATAGTACGAAGGTCAGGCCCGAGGAAATTTTTGTAGCATGCTTTTGGACCGAGCCGCATAGATACAAGAATCAATTGGTAGGCTGGAACTACAAGGATCCAAATGCTGCAGGATTGCCAAAGCCTATCTACAGTGACTATGATGGCACAGTAACACGAGTCAAGTATATCAGACTCACAGAGTTGCCGCCTACTGCAGTCACACAAAGGCCTATTCCAGACACAGGCTGGGCAGGCAACGACTGGAACAACAAACGCACAGATTTGGTGTTTGCAGAAAACAGCAACAGAGAAGACGAGATCTGGGACAGATACAGACCCAGTGAAAAACAAGCAGGCAGCACAGGCGATACAGATGAGAGCAACCCCACGCTCACAGTGGACACAAGCATTACGCCGAGGTTCTCCTAGGAGTAGCACGACATGGCAAATGTGAGCATTGATGTAGCAGGTCAACTAAGACCAGATCTCGTTGCCAGAGACGTGGTGCCTGTCACTGATTCTGGTCCAGTGATAGACGGCAGTGTGCTCGAAGGTTTGCCCGGTCCTTGTGTGCCCGTGCCCCAGCCAGGTGAGCAGATACCCCAGCAGGTTACATCCTGTGTCAACGCTCCCAGCGCAAGAAACCTCAGATATTTTAACAGCAAAACACAAATACCGTTGAGCACAGAAACTGGTCAGCGATCACAGTTTGTTGGTTTTGAGTCCGTGAAAATTGCAGGAGAGGATCCTGTGCGTGTGTTTTTTGATTTCAACACAATCAACAGTGAATTCAACGGCGCAGGCGTTACTATTATACAGAGCAACACTCCATTTCCAGAAAATGCATCTTCCGCAGACATCACAGAATGGTTTGACCGACCGGATACAAGAAAGCTGCGCGACACTCGCAGCAACGGTCGAGAAGCAACCAGCAATGGACAGCAAATTGGTAGATTTGGCTTTGACGCATGGTCGTCATCCAGAGATCCTAGCTATGGCGAAGTACAACGGCTTATTGGCGTAGAAAATCTACAATCTGACAACAATTTTGCAGTGGGCACAGACATTGCGGAGCCGCCGGTGCTTGATTTTCCTGTGGCACAGTTGCCCATTTATAGTCAAAATGCTGATCTCAGATGTCGCGGCTACGGATTTATACAAACAACAGCAGACTGTAGAAACGGCGAGTATCTCACTGTGTTTGTGATCAGTGATATAAACACCGCCAGCTTGTTCGAAGACAGTGACCCAGTGCTGTGGCAAGCAGTAGTAGATTTCAACACTGAGTTTGTTGCAGAAAGCAATGAGCCAGAAGCCTGCAGTGAAGACACAGAGAATGCACCCAGCAGAGCGTATCAACAGGGCGCTATTATCAACGAGTGGGTCGGTCAAAACACCTATGGCTATTTCGGCCAGGTCAACCAGCCAGGCGAAACAGCACCCAACGACTCCGACGACGAAAACTTTATTCCTGTACAGCCCAGTGAAAGATATCTAGACAATATCTACTATCCCTATGAAATGCCAAACCCCAACGAATACCTTGCGCCCAGTGGTCTGACACCGGGCTATAATCAAGATCCACTGAGATCAGCGGTAACTGGGCCGGGTGTCACACAGCTTGCCTCAAGATATATACAGAGCCTCGACGATGTGTTTACTTTTGGCGGTCCGTATCGCACAGTGGAAATCAAAGGTTATTTTCGTGCTCCTGTTACAGGTGACTACTTGTTTTCTGCGTCTGCGCAAGACGGCTTATGGATGTGGCTCAGCAGCCGCGGTGTATCAAACACACGGAGAGTAGGCGTCAGCGAAGAAGGCGCAGAGTACTTCAAAGAGGACGGTTTCAATCCTTCAAACAGCAAAAGCTACAATAGACAAAATTATGTTTTGCGTGTAGGTGCGCTCACTGCTAACACAGGAGCAAGAACAGTGTCCAACGGAATTGCTGTAGCACTAGAGGAAGGCAAATACTATTTTGTGAGAATATTGGCCGGTTGTCACGAGGTTGCTGGAAGATTCAGCATATCCTATCAAGCCGACACTGAAAACAGCGGCAACAATGTGGTAGGAACGTTGAGATTTTCAGGCAGAAGTTGTGTCGAAGACTCTCCTCCGAACACCACAAACCCAGATGCAACTGTGCCCGGCAGTGGAAGCGGTGGCGGCGGAATTTCATTGCCCGGGCCAGGTCCAGGCGGCGGCTTCTTGGGCACTGGAGGAGGATTTTCGGGTTCGGCTTTTGCACCAGCAGGCTTTTGGAGTCACAACTGGGGGCCAATTGGCACTTCCTTGGGCGGATTTGGTGGACGCGACAGAGATTTTAGTGTAACTATCAGGGACCCTGAGTAATAATTATGAAAAACATACAACCTAGTACAAGTTCAAAGCAGAGATTCAACGAGGTGCCATACCCGTTTGTCACCCAGTCTCAGTATCAGAAGTTTTTAAACTGCATAGACTCTGAGAATCTTTCGCTGTCTGCTGACGGTCTAGGATTTACTGCAGAGCAGCTTAGATGTGCTGCTAAAGTCTTAGGAACCTGCCCTCCGGGATATCAAAGCCGCTGTGAGAATCTAAACATTCAACAGCAGGTAGATACACCCATACTAAGTCCTGCGCCAGGAGTAAACCCTGCTAATGCAAGAAGCAGTGTGCGTGTGCCCACAGACAACAGTAATCTTGCTGTTTCAGACAGTAGAACTTCTGTGTTTCGCAAGGGGCAGTATACAACCAGCTTTGGTTCCAGTGACGCAGGCACACAGGCTACAAATTCACAGAAAACCTATATGCCCAGCTCGTTTGTGAAGCCAAAACAACAGCTGATAACACGTGAACAGTATGGTTTTGTGGCAGATCTTGACAACGACAGATTTGTCAGTGATACTGCACAGCGAGTCAGCGGCGGTTATGTGGTGCCGCTGTCACAGTCGTTGCAGACAGCCAGTAGAACACCTCGAGCTATCAAAAACATTGAACTGCAGAATCAGCCTTGGGCACAAGGTCTACAAAGCCTTAACAATCTCAATGACACTGCCAGCAGTATTCGAATAAATCCCAAACGCATTGGGTCTAAGGTCAACATAGGTCAGAGACCCATTGACAACGTTGTGCCAGGAAGAAAATCCATTGACACACCTCAAGGCACAGTGAGCAACAGCAGCTTCACAGGGCCAGCATTTGATCAACCGGTTGCCGAAGATGTAACCGGAAGCACCATTGACTCTGAGGGCAACAGCACTGCGCTAGGCAAAGCCATCGATAACCTCGAGTCTAACCAGAACTCAGATAATGCAACATCTGCTGGCAACAGTGTGATTGACACTGAGAATATACGCTTCAACAATGTGCCAGAAGTTGAAATAACGCCTTTGGTGCTTGATGACAGTGGAGATTATGTGCCTGCTGGCCAAACAGCCATTGCAAGGTTGTCTAAGCCCACGCCTGAATACACTGTCACAGGCGAGAGCATGCTGGGCATTCCCGAAAACAGTGAGGTCTATTTCAACGGACAAAAAGTGATCATCCGAGGCAACGATCCCAGAGATATTGCCACACAGGTCAATTGTGCAAATATCAATCTCACTGCACGAACCACACGCGGTGCCGGAGGACAGCCAGATGTGGTTATATCCAGTTGCGACGGTTCGCCGTGGACAGTTGCCAATGGTTGTGCTGGCGGAAGATACAAACAGGTAGGCGATTTTCACATCAACAGGGGCTTTGAGCAACAGACCAACCTCTCCGAAACTTCCAGTTTAACCAACAATGCCACAGTGATCCCTGCCAGTCTATCATCATTTACAAATTCCAACGGCACAGGCCAAAGAAATCCGTTTCAGGTTATTGGAGCCGACGGAGATCCTGTGTTACAGACCTCAGACAGCGGCGGTTTGCCAAACAGAAGCGACTATATTAGATATTTTCCTACGCCTGATGCAACAGGCCCAGGCGTCACCTCCCTGTTACCACAGGATACTCAAACATTCACTGAAAACCGTGTGTTCAGCACAGGCGGCAGTGGTTATCGCATAGGCGACAGACTGAGACTGGTGGGCGGCACCCCTGTGAACAGCAGCAAGGCGCCTCTCACTGTGATTTGTATTGACAGCGCAGGTGCTGGTTACACTGATCCGGCAAATCTTGAAGTGATAATCAACAGCGACGGCAATGCACCGGGCATCGGGGCATCAGCAGTGGTAACAGAACTTGATGAATCCGGTGGCATTGCTGACATACAGGTAATCAACCAAGGTGCAGGCTATGATGTGCAGAATCCGCCAACCATAGAGATACGTGATCGTTCGCCGTTGTCACAGGATCTCACAGACATCAGTGCAGCATGGCCCGAGGAAGTCACACTTGACGGCGGCAGTATTGTGCGCATCCTTGCTGAACAAGACATCGATGATCCGTCTGGCGAATCTGCAGGACAGCGTGCATTCTTCACGCGCTTTGTGAGGACCACTGCTCCAGTGCAGTTTGGCACCAGCAACAGCTATACAAGAACCATATCACACAGCGGCAATCTCAGCGGTTCAGAAATTGGCATGTACTTCCAGGAAAATGCTGCACAGCAGTCACTGGCACTGGTGCTGGATCAAGAAATCGCTGAACTTGATGAGAATATACGCCGTTTCAGCTATATTGGAATTTCAGTGGACGGCGGCCAAGAACAATTGTATTGGATTCCTGATTTGTCTACCACTGAGGGCGCCGGCGACAGATATCCAAACTTTGCCGGGGTAGTAACACTGGAAAGTGCTTTTGACAGTCAGCAAGATGTTGAAGCAGCATTTCCGGAAGGAAGCACTGTTAGTATACGTGTAAAAACACCTTGGTGGAAAAATCTTGTGCCTGGCAACAACGGAGAAAGACCCACACTGGTAGACACTGTGGATCCTCGTGTACAAAAAGTGCCAGCACAGCTCAGTGCTAAAATTGGCATTAGGCCCGATGCTGTAAACAACCCTGACAGTCTTGAGAACACAAACAGTGCGTTTCTAGATGGTTACAGTGGTCTAGCAGGACCGTTGCGTGTGGCAAAATTCATTGTAACTGCTGTGGACAACGAAGGCGGAATCACAGCACTGAGAGTGATTGACAGAGGTCTCTACAAGATTTTTCCAAGTGATCTCACCTATGGCATTCCCCTAGAGTACGATTATGAATCACAGGGACTGGCCACTTTATCGGAATCAGGCACCAGCATTGACAGCACACAGCGTTATAGACTGTTGGGTGTAGGCGATCCAGCCAGAGACAACATAGGCTATGGACCGGGTCACCCAGAGTATCAAAGCTATTCATACATAGGAGACGGATCAAACATAGCATATGTGGGTTCAGCCGCAGACCAAGCACCCACTGACACAGCAGGCACTACTACCACAGATTCAAGCTCTAGTGAAACTAGGTCAGTGGGCGAGCCAGATCCTGACACATTTACTGCAACCACTAATCCATTGAGCACCCAAGACTGTGACGGTGTTCAGTACGGACGTCTAAGCTGGAACAACAGTGATCTCACAGCTACAACTGCAGAAGCAGATACTCCTGGCTCGTGGACAGGAACCACTCTGGAAGTGGGTGATCGCATTGCATTCCAGGCATCGTTTGGAGACGCACGCTGGTACGAAGGTCGCGTGACCCGAAATGACTCAGGCAGGTTTGGTTGGAGCGTGCTTGATAATGAGCCGCCTAACCTTGCTAGCTGGGCAAGACAGTTTAGGTTTGGCGTGGTCATAGGCGAGCACTGCCTGTATAGCACACAGGAAATAGTAGCACCTCCTCCTCCGCCACCCGAAGACGACAACGACACAGGAGGCGGCACTACTCCGCCTCCCACAGAGGATGACACACTTGATCCTCCAGAACCGGGCACAACTCCTGAATCTAGATTCTTTACACCATTCAAGCATCCCAACTGGGCAATCTACCCTGAGTTCTACTGGGACGGCCAACGCTACCAGGTCTATGAAGGTAGCCCAGGTGACTATGATCCTAGCACATTTGTGATTGTCAACACCGACGGACTGTTGGATGAATACGGCGATGAAGATATTCCTCAGAGTGAGTGGCCAAGCATTGCCAGTGAAGCAGCTGAACAGGGCAAACTGCTGAGAAAAATCTATCGCATTGATCGCAATCCCTTGAATGAAAACACATTCGGACAGTACGCACCTGGGCGGCCTATTGCAGGCGGCACAGGCGCAAGACTGTTTCTCACCAGCGAAGAAGTGCCCGACTGCAGCGAGAAAAGCACTGCCAAAGAAAGCCTGGGCATGCCTGATGTGGTTGACGAAATAAATGCTCCCAATGCTATTACACGAGCACTCAATGATGCCTTAGAAAGTGCAGGCTATGCTCCCGAAGACATAGAATTTTCAGTGACGCCTGTTGGCGATCTATCTAAGATTTCACTGGACACACCTTTTAATGGAGTTTCAATTGATTCTCCGACGCCAGGATTCCTTGAAAAGCTGGGCATACCAGCAGGCACATACAACACAGGCATACTCTGTCTTGAGGGCGAGCTTGCTGACCCCGATCTCAGCAATGAGCAAGCACTGGCGTTGGTGAGACAGCTCTATGATGATCCTGCCAACAACCTTGGGTTACTAGACAACCAAAGACTGGCTGATATTATTCCCAACGACCCAGATGCGCTCAATGATCCCTCGTATGTGCTTAATCTTCTGTGTATAGGCAGACTGGGGAGATTGCTGCCACAGCCCAACGGTGGCGTTGCAGGACCACTCAATGACAACAACAGTGTGTTCAATGATGCACTGCCCAGTAGAATACAAGAGCTTTATCAGTATGACATTGTTAATCTCTATGGCGAGAGCGTAACGCTGTCTGGTTCTCAGCGCCAACAGGCGCCAGTGAATATTTTTGAAAGCAAACGCTTCAACGATAGCAACCGCATTGAAGACACAGCAAATACCATTGGTTTGATTGTGGATCAGTCAGACAGTTCAAATGTTACTGTGGTAGGCAGTGAAACTGCACTTGAAGACACAGCACTCAGCGCAGAGCCCAATGCCTGGGTAGACAACTATCAAGGCCAAGGCTGGGCATATTTGGAAAATGGTGTGGTGCAACTGCGTCAAGAACCACTGGTTGACATCAAGGCCATCGACAGTGCCCAGATGTATCAAGCAGAAACAGGCGAAACTGCTCTGCAACTGAACTTCTGGGATCCGTTCAAAGGTGTATTGCCTGGCTTTATACAGAACGAAATACATTTTATCTCAGACGAAGACCCAGTGAGCTACAACAATGCTAGGACCATGTTTGGCCGTAACACAGTGGGCAAAGTGTGGTGGGACACCAGCACAGTGAGATATGAATGGTACGAGCAAGGTTCAAATCAACAGCGCCGCGACCGCTGGGGCCGTGCTTTCCCCGGCAGTAGCATCACAGTGTGTGAATGGGTGGAAAGCACCGCACTGCCTGCTAATTGGAACGGCAACGGCATACCCAGATGGGCAGATCGTTATATCACAGAACGCAGACAAGATCCAGACACAGGCGAGTATCAGCTTTACTACTATTATTGGGTACAAAACCGCAGTGTGATTGACGATCGCATAGCACGCAAATGGAATCGTCAGTGGGACACACAAACCATTGCGCGTTATATTTCAAATCCAGTGGGCTATGGCGTGAGTCTGATTAACTTTGTCAGCAACGACGGAATTACACTGAACAATACCAAAAACTCTATATCCGACGAAGACCATCACCTACAGGTTAATTTTGATAGAAATCTAAATCCTAACGGACTCAAGCACACAGCATGGAAGCTGATGCGCGACGGTGATAGCCGCAGCACAGTACCCGAGCATCTAGCAGACAAACTCATTGACAGTTTGTGTGGAGAAAATGCTCTGGGACAGCCTGTGCCCGACCCCACGCTGAGTGTGGTAGAACGCTTGGGCATCAAGTTTCGCCCACGGCAAAGCATGTTCCGTGATGCTAAGGCTGCGCGACGTGTAATGGCAAGCACATTGAATCGCATCCTCAGCAACACCAAGGTACGCTCTGAACACCCCAATTGGGATTCTTCGCTGCCGTCACAGAGAACCTATGTTCAAACACGCAACTGGTATGCTGTGCTAAGAGTAGACCCTACTACCAACGAGCAAATACTCTATGATGACAGTTACAAACCTGTGCTAAATGTAGACAGTGTGAGCGATCTTTTCAAACTCAACGATTTACCCGATGGCACAGTGGTGCAGGTCATAGGCAGCAAAGACGACAACAATCAACTGTGGCAGTATATTGCACGAGAGCAAGACTTTCGACAGATTTCCATATTTGATGAAACTGTGGCGCTTGCAGATCAAGTGTTCACTGACGACACTAACACCACGTTGGCCACAGAGCTTAGACTGTTTTTGGAAGCACTCAGGGACATTGTTTTTGATGGTACAGAACTGTGGAACACTTTCTTCTTTGAAATGGTCAAACATGCACACATGGAGCAACAGCAACTGAGCTGGGCATTCAAAACCACGTTCTTGTATGTAGACAAAGAAGAAGAGGACCTAGTCAAGTTCACAGGATTCAAAGCAGACAACTTCCAGAAAGTTCTGGATTATATGAATGAAGTTAAGCCTTACAGTGCCAAGATACGCGAGTACAAGGATACCAAACGTGCGCCTGTTGAACTCATTGGACAAAACAACATCAGTGACTACGATAAGCCGCCATATGCTGATCCCAACACAGGTGAAGTACGTTCATTGAACACACGCGATGTGGTTGATTGGCAAATCATGAGCAGTGACAGCAGATACATTGACTATTTCACTGCACTTGCCAGCAGTGATACATCACCGTTGCGTAAAGCAACCACACGTCTGACCTTTGATAGAACACACTGGCAACCCACAGAACTAGATTGGAATCCACTGTTGACCACAATCAATCAAAGCATGGCCAACAACATGGCTGCCCTCAACAGCGGCAGTGTGGCAGAAGCTGATCAGAGAGCCATTGATAGAATATTCTTGTATGACAGCGAACTAAGAACAGTGTTTGCCAATGAGGTCAACATCTACTTTGGTGATCCCACAGACTTTGACAGTGTGATAGCAGACAGCGCCAAGTTGTTGGAAATTTTAGAAGCCGGACAGCTCAATCGCACACTGGCCATGCTCAAAGACAAAGTTGGCGGCAATTGGCGCGGCGAAACACTAGATGCTAACGGCTTTAACAGTTTCTTGGATAGTGTCGACTACATCAGTGATATTATCACCGAGTTTGGGTTCGACAGCGAACCATGGGACGAGAACACAGACAATGATGTAGTTGAACAGAATGTGGTCTTCGACAATGATGCAGGGGTTTACACTGTGATCAACAATGACTTGCCTGGTGCAATTGGCATAGGAGATCAGTCATGGGACAGCGTCAAGCAGATCGTTGACTATGAGGGAGTGTTCAACACCGAAACACAAGGCAACGTCACACTGGTGCGCAACGGTGAACTCTACGAAGGATTTGATGCTACCACATTCCAGCGCGTGCTCTATGGCGAAGAGCGACCCGAAGAAATGGCTGTGTTTGGCCCCCTGGAGAACCTGATTGTCACAGTTACTACAACTCCATATGAACTAGGCAATGTGGAACTTGAACAAGTTTCTACCAGTGCAGCCAATGTCACCTATCGCATACACGAAAATTTATTTGGCGGCACAGATTACCTGCGCATCAGCAACCAAACAAGCACTGTGTTGAGCAAAGAATTCAACACTTACAGTGATCAGATAGAACTCAACGATGGTGGATTCTTGCCTGATGTAACTTCACAGGATCCTGGTGCTGTGTGGATTGGCACTGAGTTGGTGTACTACGGTTATCGCAACGGCAATGTGCTCAGTTTACTCACCCGAGGGGCACTAGGCACAACTATTCAGGATCATTCTCAGGGAACTGCTGTATATAGTGCAGACGAGTCGGAGACGTTCAATCATCTTAATCCGCGTGCTAACATTTGGCTAGATGTTGGTCGAGTATATGACAGTGGCGATCTCTGGGACCAGGGTGTTCTCACTGGCCCCGGTGCAGATGGCAAGTTTGGAACACCCGAAGATGTTGATGCATATCTTGATGATGAATATGACACGCTGGATGCCTGGGACGAAATTGCAAATTCCAATATCACAGTTGCCACTGTTGATGGTTCTGTGACTGCCGTGACCAATGCAAACACTGTGGCAGAAATCACACTAGCCGCCAATTTATCGCTTGAGGTCAACGAAGCCGTGCGTGTAACAAACTCAAATATAGCAGATGTAGTGAGAGTTTCCAGCATAGACTCCAGTGGTAGCAATATCACAATCACTGCCAGTTACACAGAGGAACTTGACTCCAACGTGTTTGTGGCAAACGCCAACATCACTGTAAGTGCATTTGATTATGGGGCACAGTCAAATGCAGATTTCTGGGATGCAGCAAATGTGACAGTAGACACTGCAAGGAGTCTTGCTGATAGGTCAAATGCTGATTTCACAGCAACTACCAGCATTATGAAATTTTTGCATAGATTATAACAGCAGGTCTGGAGCTCTACACAGTGATAAATAACAGCATGAACCAGCCAAAAAACAAGGATACACCAGAGAATATGAATTCACAACACACAACACCTGATGATAACGCAGGCATCAATGTCAGTGGCCATATACTGATCCGAGACGCAGAAACCGGCGAAGAGCTGGTCAACAAACGCAATGCCATACACTACGGCAATATGGCAAACACAGTGGCACAGTTGTTAGCCAACGACCCATCAACTCCTTATATTCACTATATGGCCTTTGGTAATGGTGCAACCAGTGTAGACACTGCAGGTCGTGTGGTGTACAAGACTCCCCGAGTGACAGAAGCACTGGAAAGCGGTGCTAATCTGTACAGCAGAACCTATTTCAAGGTTGTTAGCAACACCAGCGAAAATCAACAACAGGATCAAAACAGAATAGATGTTATTCCGGGTGTGAGCTACACTGATCTCAAGGTAACCTGCACCCTGGGATTTGGTGAGCCATCAGGCCAGGATATTTTTGATAGCAGCATCAACAACGACGGTGATTATGTGTTTGACGAATTGGCACTGTTTACATATCCTTCGGACACAACCGAAGAGATTGACAGCAGTAACATGCTCACACATGTGATTTTTCACCCAGTGCAGAAGAGCACAAACCGCATCATTGAGATTGTTTATACTGTGAGAATTCAGCTCAGCTAAAAAGGAACTATAGTGGCATACGTAATCGACACCAGAAGCGGACAGCAAATTTTAATTGAAGATAACTCTCTCAACGAAGAGTTTTCTATCAAACTGGTAGGACGTAACTATTCCAACTATGGGGAACCTATTGCTGAAAACTTCGTAGACTTGCTGACCAGTTTTGGCAACGACTCTCCGCCTGCACGAGCCGTGCAAGGACAGGTTTGGTGGGACACAGGCACCCAACAGCTCAGAGTATATGACGAAAGCGCGCAGTGGCGCAGTGCGTCAAGCGTTAGACTGTTCAGCAATGGCGAGCCAACAGGCAACACCAGTGCACCTAACAATCCTGGGTCTATGTATTTTGCCCCTGATCTAGGAAAACTTTTTGTTCACAACAACACAGAATTTGTGCCCGCTGTTGTTCCTGGCGAGGTCATTGACCCCAACAACTATCTGAGCAACAGTCTTGCTAGTGTGCCCAGTGGTGTAACTTCAATGTTTGGTACACGTCTGCAGAATATTTTCATCAACGATAGCACAGACATTTATCGTGCTGTGCTAGCTGTAAATTATCAAGGCAACAGTGAAAACACTGTTGCTGTGTTCAACGGCGACAGTGACTTTGAAGTAAACACCAGTTCCTTGCATTTCAGCGAAGGCGAAACATTGCAGGGCGCCGGCGATTATATCACACAACTCACCGATTCAGATAATCTAGGCACAACCATCTATCGTGGTCTGAATGTGCACGATGCTGCTATTTCAGCTCTGCGCGTCAATGATTCTGTAACGCCGTTGAACAACAGTGCTGTGATAGGCTCTATGAGCAATCCTTTTGAGCACGGTTATTTTGAAACTGTCACAGGCAATGTTACAGGCAATCTTGTGGGCAATGTGCTGGCAGGTGATGCCAACACAATTATCCTAGACAATGGCACAGATGGCACAGACGCAGAGTTCACAGGCAATGTAGTAGGTCAAGTCTCAGATATATCAAATCACAGCACCACTGATTTGTCTGAGGGCAACAATCTCTATTACACCACAGAGCGTGTGAGAACCAACGTGAGTGTGGACGCACAGAGCAATCTGTTGTACAACAATGTCACAGGTGTATTCAATCATCAGCTAACCACAGACGATGTTGCCGAAGGTGATAACCTCTATTATACCACTGCCCGAGTGAGGGCAAATGTCAGTGCAACAAACACAGGCACAGGCTTCGGTGATCTCAGCTATGACGAGCCTAACGGTGTTTTCTCATATGATAGAGTAACCACAGCTGAAATACGAGACCAACTGTCAGCAGGCACAGGAATCTCATACAACACTGCTACTGGCTCTATCGCTGCCGATGAAGCCAACATTGACCATGACAGCCTTGGAGGGTTTGTAGCAGGAGAACATGTCAATCACAACACTGTGAGTATTATTGCAGGCAACGGCCTGGCAGGAGGCGGCAATATTTCAGCCAGCCGCACACTAAACATCGGCGAGGGCTATGGCATTGATGTAGACAACGACAGCATCTCAGTGGATAACACACAAATACGTCAACTGTTTAGCATCAATTCCAGTGACCAAACTGTGTTATCGTTTGACACAGGCACTGGTGTGATTTCTTTTCTAGGCGACACAGATGTAGCAACCAGTAATCTAGGCACATGGGTGAGAACAGCAAATGTTTCACAGGATGTGTTTGGAGTCAAGTCATGGAAAGACGAAGTTAGATTTGAAAATCCTGGTTCAGGAAATAACATAGTGTTCTCCAATGACCCCACTGTAGCCTATGGTGATCCTGGGCTCACATTCAATGGCTCAAGCGGAAGCGTGGAATTTGGTTCCACTGGATCTATTGTGGCCAGCGACGATATCACTGCTTTTTCGGATCGCAAGCTCAAGACCAATCTTGAACAGATTGAAAATGCGCTTGACAAGGTCACTGAGCTCACAGGATATATCTATGAGAGAATCGAACAGCCAGGACACAAGCACACTGGATTGATTGCTCAGGATGTAGAAAAAGTCTTACCAGAAGCAGTGAGCGACAACGATGGCACGCTGTCAGTGGCCTATGGCAACCTTATGGGACTAATGGTAGAAGCCATTAAAGAACTCAAACAGGAAGTACAGTCGCTCAAACAACAGCGCGGCGAGTAAGTCATGAGTGGGCTACAAAAACCCATCACACTCAGCGATATACAGCAGGAGTTTTCTCAGGGCGGCGAAATACCCGGCAGAGGTAATAGTCTCAGGGATTACAGAGGAATTAGGGTATTTGATCATGTGCTAAATGATGTGGTTGTTTTGCCCTCGGCTCCAACCGAACTTGGTTTTAGCGATTTTGAGAATCGCAGCTTTCATCCTAACTGGCAGTATGAGGGCGCCGACATTGTGTTTGACACACAGCCACGTTCCGCAAGTGTTTTTGCCAACAACGGAGTAGCTGAGTTTGTAGTAAACGTCAACATTTCTCAGCCAGAAAATCCCAAGGATCCTACTCGACCAGGAATCACAGGACCTGAGCCTAGACTGGGTGCTACCACCTTTGAGTGGCAGTTACAAGAGCCAGGAGACACCACATGGCAAACTGTGCAAACCACAAACACATTTGGTGATCAAAGTGTGTTAGATATTTCTCTAGACTGGAACGGTGGTGCTGTGTTAGATCTCAGTGGCAACAAATATCGCTGTGTGATTACAAGCACAGTGATTGCACCAGATGAAGTCACAGGCATTGACAGCACTGTGGCTACTTCTCAGGTGATTTCCAATGAAGCTACTTTAACAGTGACTCTAGCGAACTTTGACACACCTGTAAACACATTCACCACAGTGCAAGCACAGGTGAGAAATCCTGTGATAATTGAAGGCACAAGCGAGTTGTTCAGCAGAGGATCTGTGCGAGTGTTTTTCTCAGGAGGCCCTGCAGGAGTAAACTTTGATAGTGCCGCGCCTGGCAGACGCATTGTGAGTCAAAGCAATATTGTGTTCTGGGAAATACGAGACAACGCTAGTTCGGCATTTGAGCCAGTGCCCACGTCATGGTTGGTATCAGGTGGCTATGATGGTTTACAGATATCAAACATTTCTGGCACAGATCTCAATGGCTCACAGCTAAGAGCAGTGTTTTCTGCGTCTATGACTCAGACACCGCCAGGTGAGACCAAGTCAGACACTGATCTCACAAACATTGTCACACTGTCAGTGCAGTTTGATGAACGTCCGCCTCAACCACCAGAGCCAGTTGTTACAACTGAAACAGAAACCTTGGTGGAAACTGACACAGAAACTATTAGAAACAGAGTTGCCGGCGAAGTGTTTTTGGATAGAACAGAAGTAGACGTAGATGAAGTTGAAGAAGTGGTCCTTGGCGGTACATTTTTAAGAACCACAACAACCACGACTACAACAAAATTCTTTTCTCAGGGATTCACAACCACAGACACCACGCAGGAAACAACAAAAATCTTTGAGCGTACAATCACAACCACTTCATTCTTTGATGGCACCAGAGATGTCGATGTTGGTTCCTATGAGCTGGTCAATACTTCTACGGTTGTTTTGGACGTTGATGTACAAGAACAGATCAAGCGTGATATTGATGTAACAACAAATGTGGATGTAGAGAGCTCGCTTACTCCTATCGAGCCAGAGCCACCGCCACCGCCGGAAACATACACAGGCACATTAGTGGGCATTGAGCCATTGCAGAGTTTTCCTGCTATACAGTTTGTGAACCCAAATAATATTCCTGCATGTGGTTCTTCGTGCACAGGCACAGGCGACGGCAGTGTGAGTCAGCCCAGCGGTACATGCTTTATTGAGTATGGATTTTCCAACAAATTTGTGACCATATACACTGCAGTATGCTCAGCAACAGGCGGGTCGCCGCCTCCTACTC